CGCCGTTTGTATTACCTAACATTGTATTATAATCTTGTGCAGTAATCATTCTGTCTTGGCTAGCATAATTCTTTGGAGCATTTTCTCTTATTTCATCAATACTTTCGTTTGAACTTGCATTTGATATTGGTTGTTTCATTTGCAGGCTAAACGCTGCGGTATATGTATTTCCATCAAATCCAGTATAATTTATTTGTACTTTTTTAGTTGATAAGTCGTCTGGTCTTAAAATGTATGTGTTATTCTTACTAGTTCTATACCATACTCTAATAGTATCTTTTGGTAAATTACCAAATGTACTGTCAGGAAATAAAATAGATATTTGATTATTTTCTCTTGTTTTAACACTGAATATATTTCGCTCACCATTTGATAAGTTATTGTAAATTACATTACTATTAACATCTCTTACTTTTGTCCATTCTTTAGTAATGTTTCCTGTTGCATTAATATTTTGTACCCAACAGTCTGTGTTGTTTACGTTAGTAGCATCAATGTCTAACGACATACTATCAATTGGGTTATCTATGTTAAAGTCTTGATACTGTAATGTTCCTTGTTTAATGCCAAAGAAGAATCCGGCATTGGAACTGTTTATTCCCTTACCATCATCTTTATAATATATTCCAAAGCCTCCGATTGGGTCTGGTGTCTTTTCCATAAACCCTTTTGTATCATTATCATAGTCACTGCTTATAATGTCAAATGAAGATGCTTTTCCTAATACCGCACCTTGCACATCAAATTTAATTTGATTAGGCGTATTGTTAATATCATAAAATTCTGTTTTTATATTATTAATTACTACTGATTTTTTTGGACTACCGTAATTATTACTATTTTGTAATACGGAATTTAATACAGTAATAAAATCATCTAAGTTATTAACGTTGTTTGAAATTTCGTATTTAATTGGCTGACCGCCTAAACTTGTTCCATCACTTCCAATAATATCTTCGTTTGTTTTAACACTTATTACTTTCATCTCACCGTACGCTGGCACATTGCGTCTTGGTTGATAACCTAAAAATTCTGCTAATTTGTAAACTGATTCTTGTCTTTGTGATGTACTTAAAAAGTTATTCCTTGCATTCATATCTACTCGATATGCCAAGTTGTGTCCAAACTGTGCAACTACATCTAGTAGCGATACAAATTCAGCTGATTCAACCCAGTCATTGTAGTTCTCTGGGTAATTGTTGCGTACATAGTCAACCATTGCAGTTCTAATAGTATCAAAATCAAATGCTTGAAAGTTTGCATTGATATATGATTCATAGATTACTGTAAAGTCCTCTGCCGCAAAAAGTTTGTTTTGTCGTGATTTCTGTGCCATAATTAAAACTCTGTGTTTTCTGAAAATTCTCTATCGAATTTAACTTGCAACTCTGTTGCAGTTGTTGTTGGTAAGTAAATTAGTTTTACACTAATTGTTACTGAATGTGCGTCCTGCACAACATTTACATTTGTATCATCAACCTTGAATCTAGGATCATAGTTTATTACGTTGTATACTTCTTGATTAATGTCGTCTTGTGTTGATTGATCTAGTGGTTCAAAGATGTATAGTTCTAAATCGCAACCAAACGTAGGATCGGACCATTTTTCTCCTTTACGGATTTTAAAATGATTTATTAGGTCTTGTTTGGCTAATTCTAAGCCACTCAGACTTTTACTTGTATAAGATTCGTTTATTGTTGTATATCCAAATATATTGCTCATACAACTATTTATGCAAAAGATTAACTACGTAGATAAAGATTCAATAATTAGTTTATCTTCTTGCCAATGTATGTACTTTTGCCAGGCTGCATCTGGTATTGTAAGTGTGTGATGCTGATAAGCATAGTTTATTTGGTACCACGAAGGGTGTGTTGGTCGTTGCATAGGTAAAGGATATAAGCTATCACCTTTCTTTACATTGCATGGACCACAAGCAGTAACACTGTTTTCCCATGTTAGTCTTCCGCCTTTTGATTTTGGAATAACATGATCAATTGTCAAGTCAGCATAAGCAAACCTATCGCCACAGTATTGGCAACAGTATTTGTCTCTGACATATAAATTTCTACGAGTGAATTTTGCTTTGGAGGGTTGTTTGTGATAAGTGTTAAGCATAATAATGCTTGGGTATGGAATAGTTACTGTGGGTGACCGGAGAAACTCATTATCGTAATTTTTAATCACGTGTACTCGCTGACTCCACATGGCCTTGATTGCATTCTGCCAACTCACTGTACTAAGTGGCATTTGTGATAATGGTTGCCCATCAGCATTAAGTAATAAAACGCTTTTATTCAAGATAAATTCCTTGTATTATAATAGTATTTAAATAGTTTTGAGGTGAGTTAACTGAGTTGTTTTGCTAAAAGTCTTTTTCTACTTTCAATCATATTTGGAAGAAATCGTTTTGTTTCTGCATAGTAAATATATTCTGCTTGTTTCTTTTGTTCGTCATTTAATTGATTAGTGGTATAGTCTTTTACAAGTGTTTGTATTCCTTCTTCTTTAATGTAACTTCTGTTTTTATATGTTCCATAATCAGCAAGTACTAATACCTTTGCCTCAGATTGTCTTGTAAGTCTGTTAGCACCACTAAGCGTTAATGCAGTAGCTACATAATTCCATTTTCTATCTAAAATAAAATCAAATATTTCAAATTGCCTAGTTGTATTACCTACACGTGAAAATGTACCAGTATCTGCGTACAGGCTTAATAATGCGTCATACTGTGTTTGGGATAATGTAGTTAGTGGGAATTGTTTTTTAAAGGCTCTTTCTTTGTCTTTGAATTCTTCTATCCATATTGTGTATGCTTCAGCTTCAGTTAGTCCGTCACTGGTTAATCCTACAGTTCCTTTGTATCCAATGACTGAGTTTTTTGAATAACCTAACCATTTAGCAGTTCTAATTTTAAGATTAATTAATTTATCACTTGCTTCTAGTTCTGATAAATTTATCATTGTACTTGTGGCAGTACTATCAATTACAGTAAAAAAACCGTAATCTATAAGATTTTTGCTATCAATTATTGATTGTAAATTAAAACTTGGCATTATATAATATTTCCTTTACCTGTAGTAAATGTTTCTTCTACACCACTAACTCCTTGCCATGGATGTTTTTCTGGTACTCTACTTGCTACACTAGTTTTTACATTAGTATTTGCTACTTGATTTTGTACTGCAATCTTTTGTGCTTGGGTATTAACCGGTGGTCCATTCATATCTATTCTAGAACCTACAGAAATTATGTTTCCAGTAACGTTTAAATTATAGTCTGTGTCTGCATGTGAGTTTATATCTAATGCACTATAAATATCAATAGTACCTACTGTTGTTTCTAGTTTTATTCCATCACCACCAGAACTTTTTATATTAACTCCAATTTCAGCTTGCATATTAATACTGCCTTTAGCATGTACATTGTAATCACCTTCAGTATGCATACTGATACCTGCTTTACTGTAAACATCTATGTGTCCAGCTAAATCCATTTCAATCCACGCATCGCCTGATTGATTTGTAATGAAAACAAAACCATTACTATCGTCCATTAAAATTTGTGCGCCGCTTTTAGTTCTTAATCTAATATTGTTACTAGCGCCACTATTATCACCATCGTCCATCGACAGTACATGTCCTTGACGTGTTGTAATACCAAATACTTTACTTGGCGATTCTCTTCTAGCACTACTTTGACTGTGTCCTCTAACATAGTCTAAACTTAAACCTTGCTGATTTAACACTGATTGAAAATACTCATCAAGTGGTTTAGTGTCTGCATCATTTGTATCTTTGGGATTTTTTTCTACTGCTGGTCCGCAAGAAGTGCCGTCATCTGTATATACTTGTCCACTTGCTCTGCCGCCCATCATTGCATTTCTGTCTTTAGCAATTAATGATCCCATTACAATACCTTGTTCAATACTACCAGTGTATGCTACTACAACATTTGTTCCTACCTCTGGCGGTTGTGGCCACAATCCATAACTTGCTGGTGCTTGTGCTTCTTTTTTCTCATCATTACCACTATCTTGAATTTTACTATGTCCACCATAAGGTGTAGCGAGTAAGCAAATTCTGTCTGATGTCTTAGCACCAAATTCAGATATGCGTACAGATATTCTACCTGTATATAAACTATCAGCGTTATCAATAACTTCTCCAACATATATTCCACTTAGGTTATTAATACCTGCTTCGTTGCTTTGTTTGGCTATACCTGATACTTTAACGCCTGTATGTTTTATTAAGCCTGCCATATTATACTCCTGATAGTTCTATTATTTTTGGTAACAACAAAGCTGTGTTTGAATTAACATCTTTGTATCCGTTTAATGTTTGGGTGAATCTTCCACCTTGAAATCTACTTTCTATTGTAACTAATTTATATAATCCTGAACTGATTGGATCAATTTCACCTTTGATTTGTTCTTCTAATAACCTATCAGGGTTTGGATTAAATTGTAAAAAACTTATAAATGCATCTTGTTTAGCATAATCTTTTGTCTCAAGTTTTCCTTGTACTACAGCTTGCATGTTACCTAGCCAATGCGGATCACCTTTAATTTCCATAGTAAATTGATATGCATCACGTTCACGCTTAGCCATATCTTGTACCCTACGTGCAAGAGCAGATTGTGTTTCGTCTAAGTACTCAGTTACTTGTGCTTTTTCTCCAGAGTCTGCTTTTGCTACGCCTCCAACTACTGGATTAAAATAAGATGAATCCACTGATGCTTGTTTTAAATCTGATATGTATATAGATTCTGGTATTTCTGCAGGAGAAAATTGTGCTTGTCCATCAGCAGTTCTTCCTGCTAAGAATGTAGCAGAACCTGGTTGATCAAGTACAAAGAATAAGTTTTGTATATCTATTTCGTAATTTATTACTTCTGTGTTTAGTCCACTATACATATATGTGTAGCTCTTTTCAATAGGCAATGACGCAAATCTGTCTGCTTGGTGTTGAGAATCATTTAAATTTTTATTACCTTTTTCTATACTAGGAGGATACGTAGTATTATTATATGCAATCTTAATTGTATATGTAACCAATATAGGTTCTACGTTTCCGTAGTTTTCTTTCTTTTGCTGTTTTTTTATTCTAGGAGAATATTTTGTACGTGATTCGACAACTATATGTGGAGTTAATCCATACTCGTTTGCTTCAAGGACCCACTGTGTCCAGGCAGGACAGTTATTTCTTATTGTCTTCTCAAGCCACATTGATATATTAGTTTCTCGTTCTGCAGTAATTGTATTTGTATCTGGATTGTCTACTGTCTGACCAGATCTATTACTAGACGCTGTATCTGTTGTACCAGCATAAGGCTTTGATTCTAAATTAAAATATTTAAGTGCTCTGCCGTTGACTTTTATATTAGCAGATGGTCTTTGATCTGCTGAAGGATCAAATACTATTTTAATTTGTTTAGGGGCTTCTCTTCCTTGCTGTTTTGCAAATGGTCCCATTGCATCAAACTGTCCTTTGTTAAATTCTTCTTCAAAGTTGTTAACAAAGTCTCCTATAGTTCTAACATTTTTAACAGTAATATCAGAATCCAATACAGTTTCTGTTTGAGCATGTTTAATGGCAGACCAGGCAATAATATTATATCTTGTTCCTTCTGGTCCTGTAGTACTTCTTATTTGATTAAACTTAATAGGGTATAAGAATACGCCATCGAATGGAACACTTGCGGCAGTGACTGGGTCTCTGCCTAAGAATTCTAATTTTAGTATAAAGTTTTGTGAATATAAGTTAGCTGGCTTGCCAAGATTCTTGGCGGCTAATAATACTTTATCCAACAACCTAAAGCCTAGGTTTTCAAATAAATCAAATTGAATTATGCCTGGTGTAACATTACCATGCCGTTGTCCTGGTGTTACTGTTGCAAGTGACAAAAAGTTATCTAAACTAAATTCAGTTGTTACGCCTTGTTTAGCAATAACAAATGCCTGTTTATTATTCAATACGCTATCGTCGTTTCCTATTAAATTAGGATTGTTCCAAAGTTCATTGTTCACAATATACAATGACCAACGATATGTTGGACTATCAACTGTACTCATCCAATTTGGTGTAACACTATCTGTTAATTTTGTTTGTTTACCTAATTTTTTAATTTGTGCGATATCCCACATAGTATTTTCATCATCAGTAAATCCTTGTTCTACATCTACTTGCTCTCCAAACGGTTCGTCATTAAAATCTTTATCTTGGTCTGCAAATGTAACCTCTGATGCAGGTTTACCATTTGCCATAGCTACACCATTTGTAAGTACGCCATCTGTGTATTTTCCATCATTACCTACACTAGCGCCTTCCATTTCTGCTATTGATTTTATTAAGTCTCTAGTTAGTTGTGGATTATCTCGTAAACTGCCTAAGTCATCATATGGACTGACACCCAAATCATTTGCTACTTTGCTTATGTATGCATCTGTGGGATTTTCACCAGGTGGTGCCCAACGACTAATAATGGCTGCTACTGAATTATTTCCATGTTTTTCTTGACTTGTGTATAAATTCTTTGCAACTGCTCGTACACCATACTCAGGATTATCAAACTTAACAAAGCCAGCATTACTGCCATTAGCGCCTTGCCAAGCATCGCTGCTTGTTCTAATGTTTCCTGGATTGTTGTTTCTATCCGCTAGTGTCGTGTCTGTTGCATTTGCCATGTTATGAGAACCTTGTAGGAACTTTAATTTTTAAACCTGCTTTAAAATCTAAAATAGGATCTACTAATTCATCTTGATTAAATAAACCAAACACCCACCATAGTTTTGCGTTACCATATAAGTCATACGCTAATAAATCTGGTTTCTCATTATATTTTTCTTCTAACGTAATATTTGTAGTTGTTGTATTGTCTACGTCAATGCTATTAACATCTAATATATCTAAATATTGGCCATTAATTTCTGTATCTCTATATAAACTATCTTTTCTATAAGTTGTCATTAAATAAATCCTCCCGAATTTCCACCTCTCATTAAATTACCACTTGCAAATTTTCTAATATCAAATTGATCTTTAACTGCCTTAGGTGGTAGTTGTGGAACTAATTCAAGTGATAGTAACGATAATGTTGGCACTGCATGCTTATCGCCAGCAATATCAATTTCTACGTAATCTGTGTCTTCAGGTAATGTATATGTAAAGTTTCTAATAACACATGGAACATTTTGTGCATGTATAGAACCATAAGCTGTAAACTTTAAAATAGGAGGAGGTGTACCTGCAGTTATGCCTGCACTTGCTCCGAAGTCTGATTTTGTACAAGTTTTAAAAAAATGTAAAGCAGCAGCACTGTAACGTGCTTCTTCTTCTGTGTTAGCAGGAAATAATGCTGTAATCGACATTGGTGGATTTGGAGTATTAATATAATAATTCTGTTGATAAATTGAGCCTGTTACATCATATGTTCCGTAGTTTGCACTGTGTGACATCTGAATAGTTGGAGTAAGTGGAAATACTACACCCAACTTGTCTCCGCCATTATATACAAGTGGACTTAATATATGACTTGTAAGTCCGCCAGTACCAGCATCAAACGGTTTACCTTTTTGTTTCATTATTAAACTTGCTTTGTTTGTTACGCCTGCCATTATGTTAACCTCTCTTCTATAAATTTAAAAATCTGTTCGTTGTACTTGCCAAAGAACTTAGTAAATGCTTGCTTTTTAGCTTCTTCATCACCTTCGCTTGCCATGTCAACACGGAAATCGCTTGCACTCATTCCACCTTGCATAAGAGGTGCTACATATACATAGCCTCTTTCTTGTGCAGTTGGAATCAATTCATTCATATCTTTTGGTAATTCATGTAAGAACCCTTCACCACCTGTTGCAAGTCTACTTGCATCCTTTTCACCATATACAAGTATCTGTGCAGTAGTATTTTCATCTCTACCAGCAGCAGCCATGTCTGGTCTGTATGGATTTGTGTTGATAATTTTATCTCCAGGTATATTAAACATCTTATTCATAATGCTTGCTTTTTCATCAAATGTAAATGGATTCTTACTTAATTCGCCTCGTTGAATATCAGTAAGTTTTCCACCTGCATTAGTTTTTGTGATAAGTCCTTGCACTTTTGCAGACACCATTGTGGCGATAAATACATTATCCGCACCAAACTTTTGAACCAGATGTTTATAAACATCGTGATGTCCTTGGTGCATAGGTTGGAAACGACCGCCATAAAATACAGCTATGTTCTCAACTCCCTCTTTTAAAACATGTTCAATTAACATAATTACTTCTCCGTTCGTAGTATTTATCTAATTGAAAAAACCGGTTGACACTTAGGCCATATATGCTGTATAATACTAACTATATAAAGGAAATCTCAATATGAATAAACCAAAAAAGACTTTTTACTTAACAAACAAAGACTTGTTAAGAGAAATACATAACAGTAAAATGACGTATTGTTGGACGCACGACGAAAACTATACACATTTTGATCTCATTGTAACAGGTTTTGATGAGGTTACTCCAGAAGCTGTTGCTGAAGCAAAACAAAACAGAGCAACAAGACTACAAAAACTAGCTCATCAGGTAGAAGTTGCCCGTTGGGAAAAAGGATTAACAGGCAAAAAGACTAAGCCAAGAGCGGCTGATTTTGCAGTAGATGTTGAAACTATTAAAGATGACGACATTGTAGTAAGGGTAATGACATTTGAACATGTACCAGAAGAGAACAGAAAAAATAAACCAAAGACTGAAGCAGACTTACATGCTAAATGTAACTTTCCTCCTTTTAAACACTATGCAGTAATTAAAGGTGAGTGGACAGAAGTAGCTCGTAGTCATTGGGAAGGTGGCAGAGATAATGGACATTTTAATGTTCATCACGGACAAACAAACGATATGTTAGCAAAGATGTATATTAAACTATGCGAGCGTTATAGCATGCGTGGTAACTGGAGAGGTTACACATATGTAGACGAAATGCGTGGACAAGCATTATTGCAACTAGCACAAATTGGATTGCAATTTAATGAACTTAAATCACAAAATCCATTTGCATATTACACTGCGGCAATTAATAATAGTTTTACTAGAGTATTAAATTTAGAAAAGCGTAGTCAAAATATTAGAGATGACTTACTAGAAGAAGAAGGATTAAACCCAAGTAGCACTAGAACATTTAATGCTGAATGGGAAGCTCATATTAGAAACGAAGCTAAGAAGAAAGAAATCAATCCTACGGTTAAAGTAACAACGTATGATACATCAGATTTAGATACAGAAGAAACTGGAGAATAAATGTTTTTTGATAAAGCAGTAATTTTTACTGACATCCACTTCGGTATGAAGAATAACAGTAGATATCACAATCAAGATTGTGAAGATTTTATTATATGGATGATAGACGAGGCACAAAAACGAGGCATAAAAAAATGTTTCTTTCTAGGTGATTGGCATCACAACCGTGCAAGTATTAATGTTAGTACACTAAACTATACCACAAGTAATTTACGCAGACTAAGTGAATCATTTGAAGAAGTTATTATGATTACAGGCAATCACGATTTATATTATCGTGAGAAGCGTGAGATACATAGCTTATCAATGATTGAAGAATTTAAAAACATCAGAATGATAAACAATGAAATGTTTATCGAAGATGGTGTTGCATTTATTCCTTGGCTATGTGATGACGAGTGGAAAAAATTAAAAGAAGTTGAATGTAAATTTATGTTTGGTCATTTTGAGCTACCACAGTTTTATATGAATGCTCTTGTACAAATGCCAGACCATGGTGGATTAAAAGCAGAAGACTTAGCAAAACCCGAAATGGTGTTTAGTGGTCACTTTCATAAAAGACAAAAGCGTGGTAATGTAATTTATCCAGGTAACTGCTTCCCTCATAACTATGCTGATGCATGGGATGATGACAGAGGTTGTATGTTCTTAGATTGGGACGGCACTATTGAATACCAAGCATGGCCAGATGCACCAAAGTATCGCACACTAACATTGAGTAAACTAATTGACAACCCAGACAAGTACTTGGGCTCTAAGACACATGCTCGTGTTAGTTTAGATGTAGGCATTACATACGAAGAAGCAAACTTTATTAAAGAAACATTTGCTAAACAATATGACTTGCGTGAGATTAATCTTATGCCAAGTAAAAAAGAAGAACACACACAAGACTGGAACAAAGGTGTAGACATTCAAGTAGAAAATGTAGACACTATTGTATTATCGCAGCTCGAATCAGTACAAAGCGATACTATTAAGAAACAAATACTAGTAGACATTTATACAGGACTAACAACTTAAACATGCTAACAATTAAAAATATCACCGTAAAGAATTTTATGAGTGTGGGCAATGTCACACAGGCAGTTCACTTTGACAACGCAGGATTAACACTTGTATTGGGTAACAACTTAGACTTAGGTGGCGATGGCTCTCGTAATGGTACAGGTAAAACTACTATTGTTAACGCACTCAGTTATGCACTATATGGTGCCGCACTTTATAATATTAAAAAAGATAATCTAGTTAACAAAACTAATAATAAAAATATGATGGTTACTGTTGACTTTGAAGTAAATGGTACACCATATAGAATTGAGCGTGGACGTAAACCTAATATATTTAAATATCTAATCAACGATGTAGATAACAACGAAGGTATTACAGATGAGATGCAAGGCGAAGGTAGACAAAGTCAAGCAGTAATTGAACAACTACTAGGTATGAGTCATACAATGTTTAAGCACATTGTTGCACTAAACACTTACACCGATCCATTCCTAAGTATGCGAGCAAACGATCAGCGTGAAATGATTGAACAGTTGCTAGGTATTACTAAACTTAGTGAGAAGGCAGACATATTAAAAGACCTTCTTAAAGGTACTAAAGATAGAATTACAGAAGAAACATACAGGATTAAAGGCATCGAGGATGCTAACGAACGTATTGGTAGTAGCATTAAAGATTTAGAGCGTAGACAAAAAACTTGGGCTACTCAATTACAAGAACGCATACAAGAAAGTACTAGCGAACTATCTGCACTAGAACACATAGACATTGATGTAGAAATAACATCGCACGAAGAATTTACAAAATTTAACGAAAAGAAGAATCAAATAGATACATTAACTGCCGAGATTGCTAGACTAACAAGTAGTGTTGAGCGTGAGAACAAGCGTTTAACTAAAGCACAAACTGATCTAGATTCAACATTAGAACACAAATGTTATGCGTGTGGACAAGAAATACATGACGAACAACACGATAAAATTGTAATACAAAAAACAGAACTTGTAGATGAAAGTCAAAAACACATTGACGATGATAATCAATTGATTACAGAATACAATACTGCAATTGCAGACTTAGGAGAGTTAGGTACTGCACCACGCACAGAGTATAACACATTACAAGAAGCATACAAACATCAAAGCAAAATGGATAAGTTACAAACTGCATTAAGCAATGCTAAAGAAGAAACTAATCCATACATAGAACAAATTGACAGTCTAAAAGAAACTGGCCTACAAGAAGTAAACTGGGCAGAGGTAAATAGACTTGAGGAACTAAGAGAGCATCAAGACTTTTTATTAAAACTATTAACTAACAAAGATAGTTTTATTCGTAAAAAGATTATTGAACAAAACTTGCAGTTCTTAAACACACGATTAGAATATTATATTACACGTTTAGGTTTGCCACATGAAGTACAATTTCAAAGTGACCTAACTGTAACTATTACACAACTTGGACAAGACTTAGACTTTGATAACTTGTCAAGAGGTGAGCGTAACAGGTTAATACTTGGACTAAGTTGGAGTTTCCGTGATGTCTTTGAAAGTATGAACCACCCTATTAACTTTGTTTGTATTGACGAACTAGTTGATAGTGGAATGGATACAATTGGTGTAGAAAGTGCATTGGGTGTATTAAAGAAGATGGAACGTGATAGACAAAAAAATATTCTACTTATCTCACATAGAGATGAGCTAGTTGGTCGTGTACAAAGTGTATTGCAAGTTACAAAAGAAAATGGCTTCACTACATTTAATACAGAGATAGAAGTAATTGATGCATAATCATTATGGTGAAGAAATACAAACTGAATTAGAGATAAATGATCCTACGTATGTATTATTACACGCACCAAACACAATAAATGAATCAACTTTGGGTGTAGACACATTAGAGATGATTAGGAAAACAATCAATGAGTGGGTTGAAGAAGAACAACGGTAAATGTCCGTGGACTTACAACAATGAAGTTGTAGATGAACTTCCTGCTGACTGCGAAGGATTTGTTTATCTAATCACAAATACTACTAACAATAAGAAATACGTTGGTAAAAAACTAGCAAGATTTAAAACAACAAAGCCGCCTCTTAAAGGTAAAAAGAATAAAAGACGTGGAACAAAAGAAAGTGACTGGCAAACCTATTGGGGTTCATCAGATCATTTAAATGCAGACGTATTAACAATTGGCGAAGAAAACTTTACTAGAGAAATATTACATTATTGTCCTAGTAGAGGCGTACTAAGTTATATGGAAGCAAAAGAACAATTTGACCGTAGAGTATTAGAAACCGATGAATACTACAACGGAATAATTAATGTAAGAGTAGGTAGTTCAAAGATTCTTACAGAACACTTAAAAAAAGGTTGACAACGCATAACTTTCTTGTTATTATAACAAAAGTAGCGTTTTAACTTTGTTTGAAGCAAATAATTAAAGCATCAGATAATTAATAGTGTAAAACCAAAACTCACACAGACATAAAGTCAAGCAATTACTGGCACAGTTCAAACCACAATCAGGCTAATAAAAACTAACACAGGCTTCAAAGCTCCGATTGGTCGGCATAGGTCGACTCACCTTGAGGTTACGTAATCACGTGACTAGATACTGGTGTGCTTAATAATGTCAATACACTGATTTGACAAATCAAAAAGATCAAGCTCTACGAACGCTCGTAACTTGAGGATAGTCCAAAAGTCGATACCATGGCTTCGGATGTTTCTGCGTTAGAAAAGCAGTATGTAATAAGGGTACAGCGTAACCGCCCTTCCTAGGTGTTAAACTAGGTTTACTATGGTAATGTGGGTGCTGTTCTATGCCAAGAACTCATTTTACACTTGGCCCGTAGTAGGCTAAGTGTGAATAAAATATCTTGCCAAGTAACCATCTTATAATCACATAAATAATAGTAAGACATAATATTTACAATAATCACTATTAAACAAATATTAAAAGCGTAAGCAACATACAGTGAACAAAGCGTTAGCTTTGTGAAACTGATGATATCGTAGATATCAATTACATGAGAGAACAATAACACATATGACGTTGGACGAATTTCAGAGTAAATTTTTAGAGTTTACTGAAAAGCAAGTTGAACCCCTTAAAGATGACGGATATCCAGTATGTCCGTATGCAAAAAGTGCCAGAATTAAACGGGCGTTGCAGTTCATTGATGGTCGTGATGATTTAACAGTAATGGATACTTTTGATCCTGAAACATATCAAATGGGTATTGTTTGGTTAGGTGATATTGATGATATTACTCCTGTAGAAAAAATTTGCGAGGAGTACAGAAAAAAGAATCCACATCTCTTATACTTTACTAGTACAAGACAAAGTGGACATTTTGTTAAAAACTTTACTGATTGTGTGTTTATTCAACGTGCTAACGACTTGTTAGAAAAACGCAAACACTTACATGATAATACAAACTATTACGATAGTTGGCCCGAAGATTATTATAAACTAATAATGGGTCACTGAGTAGGACCCTTCCTCATATTATTAATTTCTTCAACACGTTTATTCATACGTTCAATTAACAGTCTTATACTGTCAACTGGCATTGTCATAATATCTTGATAATTGATAGAACCTTCGCTACGAATCACTATATCTAAATAGCTAGCTTCTGTATCTTTTAGAATTTTATTATAACGTTCAATTAGCTCTACGATTTGCTCGGGCTGACGAGAAGCTATCAGCCCCCGAAAAAATTTGCAATATCTAAATCTACACCAGTTTTCCAACTATGTCCACAATCTTGACAGTTAGCATTAAATTCAGTTTCTAATCCACTTTCACTTAATTCTTCTATCTTAGATTTGATTAGTTCATAATCTTTTTTAGTAATAGTTTGTAGCCATTCACGAATTGTTTCTTTGTCAGTAATCAAGTCAGTATCTTTGCCCTGAACACTTACAGTACTATTAGTAATTAAATCAACTGTAAGTTCTGCTATCTCAATAAATGTTTTTCCAAAAAGTTCCTGTTGCATGGCCTCGTCAAGTTTTTGACTTGCTAATCCTTGTATCATTTTACTTTGTTTAATTTGCTGAATTTGAAGTATAGTTCTATCTTTTAACGTGTAAGGATTACAAACAATTTTAAATTCACTTGGCAATGTTATACTTTTTTCGACAGGCTCTTTTTTAGCCTTTGATAACATTATGTTTGCATCTAACTGTAATTGATTTTCATATTCACATTTGGGACATTTAACATCCATTTCAATATGTTTACCATAGCTTGCTTGTCTAATCCCTACTAAGATTACAAGTAAATCACTTACTGGCATTGATTCTGGATTTTCAATGTCAGGGCAACAACTTTTAATCAAACTTATTGTAGCTTCTCCGTTAAACAAAGCATCTGGTGTCTTAGTTATAAGTTCATCCCTTGCTGTCATGGCATACACAGCTAGCTCGTTATCTATACTAAGTTTTGGCTTTGTTTCATAATATTCACCGTTACTTGGTAATGGAACATATAAAGCAGGCTTTCTGTATGCTTGAATTAATGGGTTTGTCATAATTTGTATTTCTCCAATTATCTACATAGTTTATGATTTCCATAAATAGTAGTATATACAATAGTATTTATCTGAATTAAAATACCACTTAATAGGAATAACATGAACCAAGAAGATATCAATAACATATTAGCTAGTTTGCCACCCTGGGTAACTGAAACTACACTACAATCAGTGAGCTCCAGTATGTTCAAGCAAAATGTTAATATGTCTTCTGTAGCGGCAGTATTAAGCAAAAAAGATGCTGCTACAATCAGAGAGATGGTTGATGACGCTAAAAAAAGTGAGCAACAATCAGATAAACTAGGTGACGCATCAGTTAAAGCTGCACAAATAGCCAGTGGCGCAATGGGTAAAATTATGAGTAGCAGTCAGCCAGCTAATGCAGTTGCAGAACTTTCACATGAAGCAGCCAAACTATTAGCAAATGCAGGTATCGGGTTATCCAATATGGGAACAGGTCTTGGAAAATGGTCTAATATATTAAAAGGAATATCCAGGCATGCAGGTACTCCACTTGTAGTTGGTACAGGGTTAGGTGTATTATTTGCAGGAATGTTAACAGAGCAAACAAAACAAGCACAAAAATTAATTAGCTTTGGTGCCGTAGTTGCTGATACAGAACACTGGAACTACCTTAGACATGCTACTAGAGATTTAGGTATGGGGTTAAAAGATTTTGAAGGTGTTATGCAAGAAGCTAAACCATTTATAGTACAAGCCGAAGGTAATGCATTTAATGGTGCATTAAAGTTAGCCGAATTTGCAAAAGCCGTTGATGCTGATAAAACATTTCGAGACTATGGTATGGGTTTACAAGACCAAACTAGAGTTATTGCACAAGAAATTGAAACATTATTTGAGTTAGGAGAAATTACTGAATTTAATAATAAAACTAAAGAACGTGTAATTAGATCATATGCTTCAGCAAATAAACTTGCAATGTTTACAGGTGATATCTTTGGTATGCAACGAGACGAAGCACTAAGACTTAGAGAAGAAGCAAGAAATAGTGTTGATCTAAGAGTGTCAGTAAAACAAAATGCACAGCATATCAATGACACATTTGGTGAACATGCATCAGAGTACATTGAACAAGCAGCTGGTATGGTTCATCCTATACTTACACAATTATTAGGAACAGACTTTGCAAATAAAATAAAAACCATGCATGAGAGTTTTGTTGGTGATATTGAGTTTGATCAAACAGCAGCAAATGATATAACAGGAGAAATGGTAAAAACATTAGCACGTTCGCCAGATGCAACTCCGGCACTGATTAAACTTGTTGAACAAATGGGTACAGGACAATTAAAAAATGAAAAAGAAGTACTAGAGGCCATTAAACCTCTTATATCAGCAATTTCGGATACTGCAATGTCAATAACTACTTCAGATCCAAATCTAGAAGAATTAAATCAGATAATAGCTAACTTAACAACTGCCGCAGGCTCTGAGGCTTTTTTACAATCAGATACAGATGTAATGTTGTCAAATTATTATGCTAATTTTGCCGATGCATCTGACACTAGCGTTGAAGTAATAAATAATTTAACAGTTGCATTTCAAAACATGCAAGAATTATTAACACCAGGGTTTGATACATTATCTGGAGGATTTACTTTACTATCAGACGGTATGATGACATTTGGTAAAGCAATAAGTAAAGCGTTCAATGATGGTGATGATTCACATTTTAAATTAAATTTAAAAGAGTTTGAAGATAAAAGAATAGAAAAGCGTTTATCAATGGTAAACGAACACAATATAGACTCTAACATAGAAATAGTTGACATGCAATTAAAAACGTTAAATGAACAGCTTAAACTAAATGAAGAGTTACAAAAGTCTGGAGTGACTCCAGAGGTTGTAGATGAAGAAACTGGCGAAGTAACTGGCGGCGTGGCTTTTGAAGAAGAAGATAAATTTATACTTAAACAACAAGCGTTGCAATTAAAAGAGTCTATTCTAGATACAACTGACTACCTGCAATTATTAAGAGATAAAGATGCAAAATTGGATGCTAAAAAGGAGGCGACAGTAGTAGATGGCTGATAAAACATATAATCTCCCAATAGGAGACGGAGCTATTGAAGTTCCTGCATGGGCAACCGAATCAACATTAGAAGCATTAGCTAATCAATCTTCTTCTTCAGTACGTCTCACTTCTAAACTTCTAAACACGGTTACAAAGAATGGTAAACTAGATGATGATATTATTGAAGCAGTTAAAACAAATACACAAATTGGAGTAACCAATGCTAAAGCAAACAGCGAAGAAGCAAGTCATAGATCAAGTCTGCTATTAAAAGGAGCTCAAACAGTTAGAGATACTGCTGGTTTCTTTGGTGATTCAGAAAAACCATTATCAAGTATGGTATCGGCTGCAGAAAAAGTAGTAGGCAGTTTAAAAGGAACAGACGGTAAACTTAGCAAAGCATCTAAAAATCTAATAGCAGGCGACAGTGCAACAAGCGAAGTTTGGAAAAAAATTGGTGGTGTTGCAGTAGATATTGGTTTTGCATGGGCAGGTTGGAACGCAGCTAAGTTTGAACAATTTGCTGAAGTTCAAAAAAGTATGATAAACAGTGGTGCTATTGTGTTTGAAACAGCTGACGCATTTGATGAATTATATACTGATGCATTTAAGTCAGGAATAACATATAAAACATTTGCAGATGTAGTTGCTAACTTTGGTGGAACAATGGTTGGGCTAGGTGGAAACGTGTCAGTGGGTTCTCAAAACATGATGAAGTTATTTAAAAGATTGGAAGTTAATGCTGATGAATTTGGAGACTTTGGACTAACAAATAAAGAATTATTAAACACATACGCTCAGTATATTGAAACACAACGTTTGACAGGTTCCCTAGATAGAAAACTAGCTGATGGCGGAGAATTACTTGAAGCAGGATATAAGGAATTAATGGTTGAATCAACTGCACTAGCTAGCCTATCAGCTTTAGATAGAAGCGATATCTTTCAGAAACAAATGTCTGCGTTGAGTGATGTATCTTTAGCAGCAGGTACATCTAAATTAGAAGATCAAGGATTACAAGATACATCTAAGGTTGCTAAGGAACTAGTTAAACAATTAGCAGTTCTTGATGGTATTGGACCCTCTGATTTTGTAGGCCAGCTTACCCAAGGAATTAGCAGAGGTATTGCTCAGTATAGTGAGAATCCGGAAAATTTTGATATTAGACAAATTATATCTGGAATGGATGGTAAATTAGTAGGGCAATTAGAATACATTATGCCGGGCTTGTTTGACACAATTAATAGTTCAATAATAAATGCAGAAGAAACTAATGGAGAAATATCAGAAACCTTAATATTAGATGCGGTACGAGACTTTAATCAAAAAAGGTTAGTAGCAGTTCAGGCAGCAGGTACTGATATGGGTAATATACAAGATATACAAGATACTTCTTTTCTAATATTAGAAATGTTTGGTAGTGTAACAAGTGAAGCCTATTTACAAGCCAAAAAAGATGGTAAAAAGCACCTTGATGCAAGTGGAGAAGGAGTAGAGGCAATAAACGATTTGTCAAAAATGTTCTTAACAGCACAAGAATTCATTACATTGCCAATGCAAGATTTTGGAGAAAAAATGGATTTTGTATCAGGATTATTAGGCGATGGCGCAGGTTTTTTAAGTAACTTATTTAATGATTATACAGGCGAAAACGATGCTAAAGCAGTTGGTGAAAGAGTCGTAGAACAGGTTACAGAACCCTTTAAAAACAATTATACTGGTGTTTCAGACGAAAGACAGGCAGAAATAACTAACGCAACAATGCCACAATTAGTACAATGGTTGACAGATAACGAAAAGAATGCTAAAATAATAGAAAATGAATCACATCCTCATAGTAAAATAGCCCGTAAAGAAATTGGGATATTAAACAGAGAAAATGATTTGATAGAAGCACAAGTGAAAACATTAGAAGAACAAGTAAGGATAAAACAAAATATTCAGAATGCCGAAGAAGCAAAAATACTAGATGATTTAGTAAATGGTTAATAATATGGATAAATACAAATACAATAAAAGGCACACATTATGAGTTGGAAAAAACACTTTACAAAATACGACCCATCGGGTACAAGTAGCGGAAACGCTAAAACAAACCGTTGGCAAAGTTGGTTACCGGAAGTATATTCGGGACAACCAAACCGTATTGAAAGATATACACAGTATGATCAGATGGATCAGGACAGTGAGATAAACGCGGCATTAGATACTATTGCAGAATTTAGTACACAATTAAATCCAGAATCAAATTTGCCGTTTGAAGTTAATTATAAAACAACTCCAACTGACTCAGAAGTAACTGCATTAGAAACAACACTAAAGCAATGGGTTAATATTAACAACTTTGAACGTAGAATATTTACTATGTTTAGATCAGCTATTAAGTATGGTGATCAGTTCTTTATTAGAGATCCGGAAACATACAAACTTATATTTGTACAACCTGGCGATGTTGCTAAAGCTATTGTTAACGAAAGCGAAGGCAGAGAAATTGATCAATATGTTATTAAAAATATTGCACTTAATCTACAAGACTTAGTTGCAACTGATACTAAAAAACATTCTGATGCAACTGCGGTAAATCCAACAACAGGTTATACAGTTGGTAAAGGAAACGCAGGAATTGTAACACCAAACTCATCAGGCGGACAAAATTCAGAATTTGCAGTAGACTCACAGCATGTTGTTCACGTAAGTTTAAGTGATGGCATGAACAGTAACTGGCCATTTGGTGACAGTATACTAGAACCAGTATTTAAAGTATACAAACAAAAAGAATTATTAGAAGATAGTATTATTATCTATCGTGTACAACGTGCACCAGAACGTAGAGTATTTTACATTGACGTTGGTAACATGCCAGCACACAAGGCAATGGGCTTTGTAGAAAGAGTTAAAAACGAAGTACACCAAACACGTATTCCAAATATGAGTGGTGGCGGTACAAAAGTTGTTGACGCTTCATATAACCCATTATCAATTATGGAAGATTACTTCTTTGCCCAAACGGCAGAAGGACGTGGATCTAAAGTTGAAGTATTACCAGGTGGTGAAAACCTTGGTGAGATTGATGATTTAAAGTACTTTAATAACAAGTTAATGCGTGGACTTCGTGTACCAACATCGTACCTTCCTACTGGAAGTGAAGACGGTATTGCGGCGTTTAATGACGGACGTATAGGTACTGCAATGATCCAAGAATTCCGTTTTGCAAAGTATTGCGAAAGATTACAACTAACACTACAACAAACATTAGACCACGAGTTTAAATTATTTTGTAAACACAGAGGTCTAGATGTTAGTGCCAGCTTATTTAATTTATCATTTAGTGAGCCACAAAGTTTCTCACAATATAGAACAATTGAAATTGATGCTCAAAAGGCAAACCTATTCAGTTCTATCGAAGGTGTTCCATACTTATCTAAGAGATTTATACTTCAAAGATATTTGGGTCTTAACGAAGAAGAAATGGTTGAGAACGAAAGAATGTGGAAAGAAGAAAATCAAGCTGGTAACAAGCCAGCCGGATCAGCAACAGGTGACTTGGGCGGAATGGGTCTTAGAGGCTCAGATGTAGACAGCTTTGAACCTACAGATGTAGGAGCAGAAAATGCCGATGACGAAGGATTAGATGATCTACCAGACGGCGGCGATGCCGATCTAGGTGGAGACACAGGAGTACCAGACGATGCGATTTAATGAATTAGCACAAAACGAAAAAGATGATAACTTCAATAAATGGGACGAGGATGATACTCGTAGACCTAAATTGACACTAAAACATCTAAATAAAATGCGTAATAGACGCGAAATGACTCGTAGTGAGCATGCAGATAAGATAGAAGATGTGCAACTACAGTACGGCGCTAGCCCCGAAGCATAGTAAGTAATATACACTTATAATGCACAAAAACCTAGCCGTGGCATCAAAACCACGGTTTTTTTTGTATTTAAGACATCTTGCCATCGGCCAAGACTAAATACATACGTTATAACCTTTAAAGGAGAATGTCAAATGAGTACTCGCGAACGTTATATTAAAGTAATAGAAAGCCTAGTGAATGGTGAAGAAGCAAAAGCCTCTGATCTCCTACACGAAGCATTCGTAGAAAAAGCACGTGAAATCTGGAATGACCTAGTCGAAGCTGATGAAGTTGTTGAAGATGAAGTAGCGGAAGAAGAAATAGATGAAGCGATCGGTGACGAAAAAGCTGACGACTTCATTGACGACATCGAAGAAGATGATGACGAAATCAAAGCAGAAGAAATGTACGGCGAAGACGAAGAGGGCGAAGACGCTCCTGAATCAGATCTAAGCGACCCTGAAGCTGAAATGGAATTATCAGATGAAGATGGCGACATGGACTTTGATGGTGATGGTGAAGAATCAGCACACGAAGAAGAGCATGAAGAAATTGAAGATAAGTTAGTAAACGTCGAAGACGCACTAGCAGATCTTAAAGCAGAATTTGCCAAAGTAATGGGTGATTCAGAAGAAGAAGCTATGCCAGAAATGGAACCAGAAATGGAACCAGAAATGGACATGGAACCAGAAATGGAAGAAGCAGTATCTCCAGTAATTGAAGAAACTGATGCTGAAACTGATGAAGACTCAGAAGAAATCGAAGAAGGTGCAGAACTAAAAGCAGCTCCAGTAAGTATGCCAGCAGGCGATGACGGTAAATCGTCACCAGTTGCAGGTAAGAACGACATGGGCGGCAAAACAGTAGACATGTCTAAGAAATCTTCAGAAGGTGCAAAAAAAGGTCTTACAGGCGATGCTAAAGATATGAACGTTGATGGTCCACAAGACATAGACGATCTTAAAGCAGAACCAAAAGGACATGGCGCTGAGAAAAAAGGCAAAAGTAACTAATTATGCTTACACTTAAAGAGAACCTAACTTACGATCAAGCGAAAATCATCACTGAGTCAGATCATGATGGTAAGAACTTGTTTATGCAAGGTATCTTTGTACAAGGTGACAAGCGTAATCAGAATAGTAGAGTTTATCCAGTTAATGAAATTTCAAAAGCCGTTAAGGCAATACAAGAAAAAATTGAAACTGGTTATTCAGTATTAGGCGAAGCAGATCATCCAGATGATTTGCAAGTCAATTTGGACCGTGTATCTCACATGATTGAAAAAATGTGGATGGATGGTCAAGACGGTTATGGTCGTTTAAAACTATTACCTACTCCGATGGGAAATATTTGTAAAACCCTATTAGAGAATGGAGTGAAACTTGGCGTTTCGTCAAGAGGTAGTGGTAATGTAGCAGAAAGCGGTAATGTTAGTGAGTTTGAAATTCAAACTGTTGATATTGTTGCTAACCCAAGTGCACCAGATGCCTACCCAGATCCTTTATATGAACAAATTATGAATGGTCATCGTGGTAACATCTTACTTGACGTTGCTGCAGCGGCAAAAGACGATAATGTAGCCGAAACATACCTCCAGAAGGAAGTATTAAAGTTCATTGAAAAACTAAACATTAGGAGAAGCTAGATGGCTAATAATGCAATAGAACAACTCCTAAGTTCCGAAGTCCTTTCTGAGGAAGTGCGTTCAACACTTTCAGAAGCATGGGAAGAACGTTTAACAGAAGCTCGAGAAGAGATCACTGCTGAATTACGTGAAGAATTCGCTAACAGGTACGAAACTGATAAGACATCAATGGTGGAAGCACTAGATGCCATGGTATCAGATACGATTAATACCGAATTGAAAGAATTTGCAGCGGACAAAAAAGCGGCAGTAGAAGCTCAAGTTGAGTATAAACGTCAAATTTCGCAACATGCAGAAATACTTGATAAGTTTGTTATGGAAACGCTTAACAAGGAAATTACAGAACTACGCAAAGACAGAAAACTTCAAGAAGGTAACTTTGAGAAGTTAGAAGACTTTGTGATGGAACAACTTACTTCAGAACTTAATGAATTCCATAATGACAAGAAAGACCTTATTGAACAGAAGGTAAAACTTGTCGCGGAAGGTAAAGAAATGATCACTAAAGCTAAAGAAGACTTTATAAACAAAGCTTCAGGTAAACTAGCTAGTATTGTTGACACAACATTGTCAACAGAATTAGGTACGTTGAAAGAAGATATTAAGCAAGCAAAAGAAAATATGTTTGGACGTAAACTGTTCGAAACTTTTGCAGCTGAGTTTATGAGTTCACATATAGCTGAAGGAACACATATTTCTAAACTTTCAAAAGAACTTTCAGATGCGAAGATTCAAATTGAAGAATCGCAAAAAGAAATTGCAGATAGAGAGGCAAAAATTATTATAGAAACTAATAAAGTTACTAAAATTAATGAAAGCCGTGAGCGTGAGTCAGTTATGACTGAACTTATGTCTCCACTATCTAAAGATAAGCGTGAGTTAATGAACAACTTACTTGAAAGCGTAAGCACAAGTAAACTTAAAGCTCAATTCAACAAATACTTACCAACAGTATTAAACGAATCAAGCACAGTTAAATCACAAAAACTAACAGAATCACAGAAGACTGTGATTACCGGTAACAAGGCAAGCACTACTCAGGAAACTGAAAGCGAAGCCGAAATTATTAACCTTAAAAAGTTAGCAGGAATCAACTAAGGAGAATTCCAAATGACACAGAATCTATTTGAAAATTGGGACGTAACAAAAGACGCCCTTACAGATGGCTTAGAAGGTAACAAAAAAGTTGTAATGGAGAGCGTTCTTGAGAATACTAAGAGCTATCTTTCAGAATCAGCTGCAGCTGGCTCAACTATGGCAGGTAACGTTGCATCACTTAACAAAGTGATTCTTCCAGTTATTCGTCGTGTTATGCCAACAGTTATCGCAAACGAACTAGTAGGCGTACAGCCTATGACTGGTCCAGTAGGACAAATTCACACACTACGTGTAAGATATGGCCAAACAGCAGCTGGTGTTACAGCTGGTGACGAAGCACTATCACCTTTCGCAATTGCAAAAGGTTACTCAGGTGACGCATCAAACGGTACGGCAACTTCAACTTCTTCAATGGAAGCAGAAGCTGGTAAGAAACTTTCAATCCAAGTATTGAAACAAACTGTTGAAGCGAAAACACGTAAACTATCAGCACGTTGGACTTTTGAAGCGGCACAAGATGCTAATTCAATGCACGGTCTAGATGTTGAAGCAGAAATCATGCAAGCACTTGCACAAGAGATTACTGCTGAAATCGATCAAGAAGTGATCGGTTCACTACGTACACTTGCTGGAACGGCAACTGATACGTTTGATCAGGCAGCAATTGCAACAGCTCACCCAGGACATACTTTTGTCGGTGATACGCATGCGGCGTTGGCAGTTCTTATTAACAGATCAGCTAACTTAATTGCAGCACGTACACGTCGTGGCGCAGGTAACTACGTGGTGATTTCACCAACTATGTTAACTGTACTACAAAGTGCAACAACTTCAGCGTTCGCAAGAACAACTGAAGGTCCATTTGAAGCTCCAACTAACACTAAATTTGTTGGTACTTTAAACGGCACTATGCGTGTTTTTGTTGACCAGTACGCGGCGGATAACGCTCCTGTACTAGTTGGCTACAAAGGCGACGGTGAAATTGATGCGGCAGCTTTCTATTGCCCATACATCCCACTAATGTCTTCAGGCACAGTACTTGATCCATCAACTTTCGAGCCAACAGTATCATTTATGACACGTTATGGCTATGTAGAGCTAAACAACCAGGCTTCATCTCTTGGTAACGCAGCTGACTACCTAAGCAAAATTGATGTAACAGCAGCTAACCTTTCTTTTGCATAATATTTGCAAATAAAAAGTTACACTAAAATAGGGCCTTTAGGGGCCCTATTTTTTTCACTCACGTTCATCCTATTATAGGACGGAAGTAGCAATAGCGAAGGAACGCACTTAACTGTAAAAAGGAGAGTGTTATGAATCACAGAGACTTCGAACTAGCTCGTAAAAAAGAGCGTACAAAACGATCACACAAAGCAATTCACAAGAAACAACTGCAAAGACCTTTGTCTAGACCACGTGCTGACAAGAATATACTAAGTTCAGACCCTAGATTACAGAAAATTTAATTTTTTTTAAAAAAAAAGGTTGACCTTTATGCAAAAACGTTGTATATTAAGTATATAAGCAACAAAGAGTTTAGCGGCTCAATGTTTATAGTGCAAGGAAGAGGCGTTACCTAGGCGTCGAACTTGACTGCTCAGGGGTTATACCCAGGCTTTACATGGAAAACATGGGGAGTCACATTGCGGATACGCAGGAGTAGGTGGTAGTGTAAATAGAAAAGGTATCTAGATGTGCTACTTGGAGGTGTACCCCAGTCCTCCCTATTTTGCTTATTCTAAAAAGACGCTTCGGCGTCTTTTTCTTTGAGCAGCCAAAAAAGGTTTGTCTTTGATAAATACATATATAATAAATAACATATAAGGAAGTAGTAGGAAGAAAGCATTATGTCATCACACATTAACCCAGACTCTGGAACATTAGTTGTAGAAAGCACTAACGCATTAGACGTTACAGCATCACCTGTAGATCCTGTTGGCGCAGCTCTACATGTTAAAGGCGGAACATACACAGAACATAATTTGTATGTTGGTGGAACATTACTTGTAAACGGAGATGTTATCTCGTTAGGTAATGGAAACGCATCTATTACAATTAATGCAAATGTTAGCAGTGATGTACTACCAAACGTAGCATCAGGTATACAATATAATTTAGGTAGTAACGGTAATCCGTGGAATAAAGCATACTTACAGAAAATAGTAATAACAACTACATCAGTAACTAATTCATCAACCCTCAATACAACAGGTTTAGTATATATAAACTCAAGTACAAGTCTTGCATTGGCTTTGGCAAATGGGACAGAAGGTGAGAAAAAATCATTAGTTGTTACTACATCACTACCTAGCACAGTAGTTATAACTCCAGATACTTTTGTAAACGGTACAAGCGTGTCATTTACAACAATAGGACAAAGTATTGAGTTAATATATACAAGTGCTGGATGGGCTATTACTTCTAGTTTTGGAAATCCTAGCGTAAGCTAGTATTCTAAGACATTAAATACAAAAACGCAAGAGCGAAGCGAAATTGTGAGGAATAGAAGTTGGCTATAAATATAAACCATCAGGCAGATAAAATTAAATCTGAATCTGACCTAATACTAGATGCAGGATCAACCAGCAACATTGATGTTTCAACGAAAATTGTTAAAAATGCATCAGACCCAGTAGATCAACAAGACCTTGTAACAAAAGCATACTTTGAAGCAAACAGTGGTAGCAATGCTATTGACTTAACATTAGGTGTAAGTTCGGATAGTAGTTGGACAGATGGTGCAATTGAAGGATGGCTAAGCAGTACAACAGTTGGTGATGCTATTGATGACATTAATGAAGCACTACTAAATGTACAAAATAATACTTTTGTTAAAGGTATTGATTTTACAGCTGACGTTGTTACAGGTGGCGCAGGACTAACTTCTACTCTTACTATTACCGCTGACGGAAATCCAAACAGATATACTATTAATTGGGGTGATGGCAACTCAACAACTGCAACAACAGATTCAACTCCAACTCATACTTACGCAACTAATACAGGAAGCCCGTTTGATGTAACAGTAACAGCATTTAATAATACTGGTGCAGGAACAGGTTCAACTTCTACTAAATTAAGAGAAGATTACATAACAATTTTTACAGGCGATCCAGCAGTTTCATTTGTAGTATACGATGCGCCAACTGGCGGCAACGCAATTACATATTGGGATGATGGCGATACTGTCTATTTTGAAAATACAACAACTAACACATCAGGAGCAGTAATTCAATACACATGGGATTGGAGCGATGGTTCCGCAGATGATGTTATTAATAGCGATAGTGTAGCAGGCGGTGTAGGCGGAGGACGATTGTCTCATACGTTTGCTCTTAGTACAGAAGCAGAAGTACAAAGAACCGTTACACTAACATTAGACAGTCATAGCACAGCTACGCCATCAATACTCCCATTAGACGATGATGCTTCATATAAAATTTACGATGATCATACACCTGATACTACTTCAAATATTACAACAGGTATTAATGAAGAATCAAATGCAGGACTAACAGTAACATTTACTAACAACACTGAAAATACTATAGGAAGTTACAGTACATACGGAACAACTTATAGATGGGACTTTGGTGATGGAACAATTACAACAGTAAATGCAGGCAGTAATCAAAGTGGTGATACTGGACAAACAATAACGCACAAATACACACTTTCAAATAATAGCACGCCAGCAGATTATACAGGTAACTTACAAGTTTTAAGTAATCACACAAGCAGTCCATTTACAAGTTCAGATTTTACAATTCATGTAGAACCAGATGTTAGAGCAAACATCTCAGGTAGTGCAGATACAGTTTCAGATCGCAATAGCGATGACATATATGATGTATATGACGGCGTAGATTATAACGGCGTAAACAGAGCATTAGTTACTGTAAGTAACACAAGTGAAAATGGTGACAATCATGAATACGATTGGAACGATGGCAGTGCTAATGATAATGAAGCAGGACTAAACAGTGTACAACATGACTTTACAGGAGTAACACCAGGCAACTATCAATTAGATTTTACTGCAACAGGTACTCCAGATATAACTGCTCAAACAGATTCGGCCAACTTAACTTTTCAAGTTAATGCAGTGCCAAACGCACCGGGTGGATTAAGTACAAAAACAATTACACTTACTGATTCCACACAGGGTATTGATCCTAAACTAGCTAATAACTTTACTGACAATAGTGCAACGTCACCAGTGATTGCTGGAGCAAGTTTAAACACAAATACCGAAAGACGATATACTAGCGGTAACCTTGACACCAGCATTGCACAAAATGTGTATAATGGTTTAAGTGGTACTGCAACAGCAATTGTTAACGGTTCGGCAGATGGATCAAAGACGTTTACTACTTCCTTAAATGAAAACGGTACCTTTGATAGTTTAGTAATTAGCGATCAACGTGATGCAAATGATAGTATAAGTTCTACAACTTACCCCACTGGATTTTATCAAACATTTGACGCAAAAATTACTAAACCATTTGCTGAATACTCAACAGGTGTTAATGATCAAAGAATAGAGCACAATGCAACAGGAAATACTAACTACGTAACAGTTATTTGTGATGACTTAACTAGCGTTCCTACTATTGACTTAGCAAGTGCTACTTTGACAGAAAGCACCGCAGGTAGTTACAGATATATTTCTGGAATTCCTTACTACAACACAGGAAACCCACAACTTACACTAAGTGGTGCATCGCTTTCTAACTGGATTGGTCAAGCATATAGAGATACAAGCAATGTATTTGAAATTGCTAATGGTACCAATTCAGAAAGCACAAGTGGTGCTACTATTAGTACACAGTATAAAGGGTATTCAGACCTAGAAGCAGTTTCTTATTTAACAGCAGGTATACCAAATGCTAATACTGGATTTGGTTCATCATATGCATTAGCAGACCAAACAATTAACGTTACTACAAGTAGTGTTAAAGCAGTCGAAACGCTTAAATTTAAAGCGAATAATGTAAATGGTAGCTCAAACTATACAGAACTAACAAACACCGCTGTACAGGTGCATACTGCTAATCCTACGGGTGTTTTAGAGGATGATATACCAGTAGCAAGTGGATTAGGTAACGGTGTAATTACTGATGACGGAATTCGTATTGCTGACTTTATATCTTCTACTACAGATAATCCAGCAATATCAAGTTCTACTAATTATACTTCTACACCATTCACTGGTGCAATTAGTGTAAGTGGAACACAAGAAGCAACTGTACGTTGGGGTATATTAAAACATGATACTACTGATTATTCTACTGGATTTTTACCAGTAGGTCCTGATAGAAGCTCAGATACCGGAACACAGTATTTTACTTTTGCTTTCCGTAGACAAGTTGTTGCTAACTTTAATATCAGTATAAACAGTACGGGTATTGCAGGACTATGGATTGCAGCACCAGGTACTGGTGTAGATACTGCAAGTGGATTAAATGGCTGGCTAGATTGTACAGGTCAATATGCTGGTGCAGGTGTTCCTGGTAGTGATACTGGAAACGGAGGTAACGGCAGTGACGGTTGTGCCTTGACAGGTTCAGATACAGTACCAACAGGTTCAAGTATTAATTCAAGTTATACAATGACGCTAGGTAGTGAAAATATGAGTAATGCAACAAATAATGTTGTGTTAGTTAGAGTAGCATTAGCAAGCGGTAAGCAACTTACAAGTATATCTATCGGGGAGACTAGTTAATGGCAATTTCCGATAATCAAAAGTTAGACTATCTATTTAAGAAAGTTGGTTTTGGTGCAACCAAAACTGATATTAATTCTAACAAACTTGCTGCCAACGAAAGCATTGCAAGTCCGTTATTAATACGTGGTGATACAATTTGGGCAGAATCTGGTAGTATTCCTTCAGTTAAGCCCAGTACTACAACAAGCCCAGTAACAATACAAACAGCCGTTGAAGCAACTGCTGATATTACTGCAAGTACTAATAGAACTTGGAAAACAGGAGTAACAGATTGGATTCCAACTGAATTTGGTGCAACATATCTTGTAAATGTTTATATTCATACCAGCGGTGATGCCGCAGGTGCTGAATCATTATCTAATAAAGTATTTACAACTGGTAGTGGTAACAATGACGAATGGTTCTTTGATTATCAATCAGGTGTATTAAACTTTATTGGCACAAACTTACCCAATGGTGTAAACTTCTCAGGTAAGAGTGTTTACATATCTGGTGCAACATATTCTGGAACTAAAGGTACTGCATCATCTAGTCAAGCTGCCGACATCAGTACACTACAGACACAAGTAGCTAGTATATTAACAAACACAGATCCAGCCGCATTAGACTCACTTACAGAGATTGTAAATGCGTTTCAAACAGCTGATGGAACGTTTGCAACATCAACAGAGCTTGCTAACGTAAACACCGCTATACGAAGCGATTTGGCACTTACAGTTGAAGAAATAAACGATCCAGTATCAAACGTAAGTGTATCAGATGTAACAGGACTAAAATTTGACGTCGACGGTGGTTTTGCACTAACAGACAACAGTGATGGTACAGTTACAATTACACTTGAGTCAACCTTTAAAACGTGGCACGTTTACGATACGGCTAGTGACACAACACCAACTGATATTGTTGCAAGTGCAGTTGACGAAATTGATATACGTGCTGGTAATAATATTACACTTACTCCAGTTACTACTACTGGTTCTAAAGGGATAACAATTGCTAGTGATATTAGTGATTTATTAGACCTTGGTATAAGTGATGGTACAGTTGGTCAAGTATTACAAACAGATGGTAACGGTAACTTCTCGTTTACAAATAATAGTATTACATCTAATTCAATTCCTACTTCTCAAGCATTTACAGGAGACGGATCAACAGTTGATTATACATTAACAGATTCTCCAGCAGATGAAGAATCTATAGACGTTTATGTAAATGATGTTTTGCAACGTCCTAGCATATACTCGTTAAGTGGAACAACATTATCATTTAATGAGACTCCTGCTAATAATGATGAGATTTATGTTAAGTATAGATATCCAAATGCAACAAATGTAAGTTTAGTGAATAACTCTGTAGAAAACCAACACTTAGATTTGATATATACTAGTAACCAGTATACAGGAGACAACACTACAACGCAATATACTATTCCAACTGGACACACAGTTGATAGCGTATTAGCCATAGTAGATGGATTAATTTTGCAACCAACTGAATATAGTGTTAGTGGAGCAACTTTAACTTTTACAACTGCACCGTCAACTAGTTCAACAGTTGACTTTAGATATTTTCCAATTTAAGGAAATATTTTTTTAAAATCCTAGTTCACAAATAACTTAATTCCACCCAAATATAGGTAAATACATTGCACGGGTTCTTACCTGTGTGTTAATTGCGGAGTTCATATACCGCAGTTGACCTTTCCTTATAAAGATTATAAGGAATCAAATATATTTGATTGGAGAAATCTATATGGCTTTTAGACAAATTAAAACTCCTGCTCTAGCAGATCAGGCAGTTATCACAGCCAAGCTCGACGTTACAGCAGTTTCAGGCCACTCTGCGGTTACTTCGCTTATCGGTGCAGACGAGTTTTTAGTACATGATTCAGCAAACGGTGCCTTGAAAAAGATCACCTCAGCTAATTTAATTGCTAACTACGACACTGACGATATTACAGAAGGTTCAAGTAACTTATACTATACTGATGCTCGTGTTGAATCAGCAATAGACGGTTATGTAACTGGCGGGACTGGTGTTACAGTTTCAAGTGGTGCTATTTCGATTGGACAGGACGTTTCTACTACAGCAAACGTAACGTTTAACAACATAGCAGTAGACGGTACACTAACAACAGACGACATTACAGCAGCTACAGTAACAGCTTCTGGTAACATGATTGTTGGTGGTGACTTAACAGTTCAAGGTACAACAACATCAGTTAACTCAACAACAGTTGAAATTTCTGATAACATTCTTGTATTAAACAAAGACGCAACAAGCGGTACAATAGACGCAGGTATCGTAGTTGAACGTGGATCAGATGGCGACAAGCAGTTCATCTGGGACGAAACAAACGATCGTTGGTCAACAGACGGCGAATCACTTGCAGCATCAATAATTGGTAACGTAGTAGGTAATGTAACTGGTACAGTTTCATCTATTGCTAACCATGACACTGATTCTTTAAGTGAAGGTTCAAGCAACCTATATTATACATCAGCTCGTTTTGATGCAGCCTTGGCAGCATCAGATACAGATGATTTAAGTGAAGGTTCAAGTAACTTATACTTTACATCAGCTCGTTCAGAAGCATCATTTGACACAAAATTAGCAGCAGCTGATTCAGATGATTTGAGCGAAGGTTCAACTAACTTATATTTCACAAACGCTCGTGCAGACGCAGTAATTGCCGCAGCATCAGTTGGTGATTTATCAGACGTTGATATTTCATCTATTGCAGGCGGTAACACTATCGTTTGGGATGGAGTAAATAGCACATTTACAACTGCAGATCATTTTGATTCGGCAGACTTTGCTACAGCAGTTGCGTTGTTAGACACAAACGATATTGCTGAAGGTACAAACTTGTACTTTACAGACGCAAGAGCACGTGGTGCCATTAGTGCTGGTGGTGATTTAGCATATAACTCATCTACGGGTGTTATGTCATTCACACAACGTACAAACTCAGAAGTTGAAGGCTTAGCAAAAGCGGCTTTATCAGCAACTGGCGATTTAACATACAACTCATCTACGGGTGCATTTGGTGTTACAACTTATAAGACAGCAGATTTTACTACAGATCTTGCAACAAAAACAACTGACAACTTAACTGAAGGTTCAAGCAACTTATACTTTACAGATGCTCGTGTAGCCTCTTACCTTTCTTCTAACTCATATGCAACAGAAACATATGTAGATACAGCAGTACAGGCAGTTATTGACTCAGCTCCAGCAGCTTTAGACACATTGAACGAATTAGCGGCAGCACTAGGTGATGACGCCAACTTCGCAGGTACAATGACAACATCTTTAGCAGGCAAACTAGCACTAGCTGGTGGAACAATGACTGGCGACATCGCAATGGGTTCAAACTCAATTACAGGTCTTGCAGCTCCGGCAGCAGGTGGCGATGCAGCTAACAAAACTTACGTTGATGGTGAAGTTACAACAATCAACAGCACAATCTCAGCGTTAGACACTGATGATGTTGCTGAAGGTTCAACTAACTTATATTACACATCAGCACGTGGTGAAGCAATGTTTGATACAAAGATTGCAGCAGCTTCAATCAATGCTCTTTTAGACGTTGATACAACAGGCGCAGCAGCTGATAAGGTTCTGAAATATGATGCCGTAAACAGCAAATGGGTAGTTGGCGATGCAGCAGCAACAGTTCTAACATTAACAGACGTTACAGATAACGACTATACAAACAAAGCTGATTATGTTTTACAAGTAAATACCGGTGCAACCGCTATGGAACTTGTAGATCCAGCAACAGTTGTATGGGGTTCACAAGATCGTGTAGTATTAAACGGTTCAGGAGTAGCAACTTACTCACTAGGCTTTACTGGCTCACAGAGTCACGCTTATGTGTTTGTAGGTGGTGTTATTCAAGATCCAACAACTCACTACACTATCACTGGTTCATCAATTACATTTACTTCTAACATTCCATCTGGAACGCAAGCAGTTGTAATTAACCCAGCAGTAGCTTCAGTACCATACTTACAACCAGCGTCAGTTACAGCTGATAAACTAGGTGCAAGCGTTAAAGCGTATGTACAAGGTTCAGATGTATCGGCAACTGGTTCAACTACTATTGATACTTTTGCAGGCGGAACATACCGTTCAGCAAAATACATCATGCAAGTTGATGATGGTTCTGGTAACTATGAAACAAGAGAAGCATTGGTTGTACACGATGGTACAACTGCATACATTACAGAATATGCTATGGTTTATACCGGCGCAGATTTATTGGGTGATGCAAGTGTTACTATGTCGGGCAGCGATGTTTTACTTCAGTATACACCAACTTCAGGTACAGTCACAGTGAAAGTTATTGCAACTTACATTGATGTCTAAGTACTAGATTAACATAGGGGCGTTGCGTAAGCGGCGTCCCATTAATTGTAAAATTTTTAATAATAGTATTTTACAGTTAAGAAAAAGAGATAAACAAATTCGATACTCTATGTATTGAAAACTTTTTGATCAAAAGGAGTCATAAAATGGCACAAAGAAAATTTAAAATCGATGGTGGTTTTTCTACTGATGATGCTTCCGAGTTACTAGCTAATTTGACTATGGGTGGTACAATTGATATGGATTCTAATAAAATCCTTAACGTTGCTACTCCATCAGCAGACACAGATGCAGCTAACAAGGCATATGTTGACGGCGTTGTTGACGCGGCACCCGGTGCGTTAGATACATTAAATGAACTAGCAGCAGCACTAGGTGATGATGCAAACTTCAGTACAACAATCACAAACTCAATTGCTACTAAGGCAGCGACAACATATGTTGACGCCGAAATAGCAACTGTACAAGGCGAATTTGCAACAGCAGATACAAACTTAACAACAAGTTTGCAATCATATGCAGATACAGCCGAAGCAGATGCAATAGCAACTGCGGCAGCAGATGCAACATCTAAAGCAGATGCGGCACAGGCGGCAGCAGAAGCAACGGCGGCAGGTGCAAACACATCACTACAAACTGCTATGGAAACATATGCAGATACAGCCGAAGCAGACGCAATTTCTACAGCGGCAGCAGATGCAACATCTAAAGCAAATGCGGCAGTTGTAACAGCAAATGGTTACACTGATACGCAAGTAGCGGCACTAGTTGACTCAGCTCCAGGTACATTAGATACATTAAATGAACTTGCAGCAGCACTAGGTGATGACGCCAACTATGCGGCATCAGTAACATCGGCTATTTCAGCGGCACAAACTGCAGCTCAAAACTATGCAGATGCAAACGATGCCAACACTACATACACAGCAGGTAACGGTATGACGTTAAGTGGTACTGAATTCTTAATGAGTGGTTCATATACTGGTAGCTTTACAGCAACTGGTGACATTACTGCTTATTCAGATGATAGTTTGAAAACTAACGTTCAAGTTATTGACGGTGCATTAGGCAAAGTTGAAGCAATTCGCGGTGTTACGTTTGAAAGAATTGAAGACGGTTCAGTATCAACAGGTGTTATCGCCCAGGAACTTAAAGCAGTACTTCCTGAAGCAGTACACACAGATGCAGAAGGTGTTCATTCAGTAGCATACGGAAACATTACAGGTCTACTAATTGAAGCGGTTAAGGAATTATCAGCTCAAGTAGAAGAACTTAAAGCTAAGTAATTAGAATTTAATTACAAAACTAAAGCAGGGTGAAAGCCCTGCTTTTTTTATGGCCGTATAAAAGTTTGTTTGTGATAAATACTACTATAATTAATAAATACTACTATAATTAAAGGAAATTACTATCATGGCGTTTAGAGGAATACAATCAACTAATATAATCAGTACAGAAGTCGGATTCACAGATCCAGTTCTTATACTGAACAAAGATGGATCAACTGCTGTTGATGTTGGATTTTTAGGTAAAATAGGATCTACATCATATGCAGGACTTGTTAAAGACAGTACTACAGAAGATTTTCTTTTAATAAAATCAATCAGTATAAATTCAAGTTCAATTAATGATATTGATGCTACAGATTTAAGTTTAGTAAAAGGTGATCTTGTAGTAGAAACAGTTACAGGTGATCTTGTAGGCGATGTTACCGGACAAGTAAGTGATATCAGCAATTTTAACACAGATAGTTTAAGTGAAGGTTCGACTAATCTTTATTATACAACAACACGAGCAGATGCAGATTTTGATACTAGAATTGCAACTAAAAATACAGACAATTTAAGCGAAGGATCAACTAATTTATATTTTACTAATGCTAGAGCAGACGCAAGAGCACAATTAAAATTTGATGAACTAGTAGGCGCTGCTCCTTCGGCACTAAACACACTAGATGAACTTGCTGCAGCCTTAGGCGATGATGCTAATTTTAGTACAACTGTTACAAACAGTATTGCCGCAAAGTTACCACTTGCTGGTGGTACACTAACAGGTAATTTAGTATTTGGTGATAATGTTAAAGCTACTTTTGGAGATAGCAGTGATTTACAAATATATCACGATGGTTCTAATAGTTTTATTACAGAAGCCTCTGGTACAGGTGAGCTTTACATTAGAGGAACAAACATAATATTTAAATCTGGTGCAGACAATGACGATTATATTAAATGTCACGAAAATGGAGATGTAATACTGTATTATTCAAATGCACAAAAATTAGCAACAACTAGTGCAGGTATATCGGTAACAGGTGCTATTACAGCCTCAGGAGATATTACTGCTTACTCAGATGATAGTTTAAAAACCAATGTACAAGTCATTGACAACGCAGTAGGTAAAGTAGAGCAATTACGAGGAGTAACATTTGATCGTATAGAAGATGGATCTACTTCTACTGGTGTTATTGCACAAGAACTCAAAGAAGTACTTCCAGAAGCAGTACACACAGATGAACAAGGAGTACACTCTGTTGCATATGGTAATGTTGTTGGCTTATTAATTGAAGCAATCAAAGAACAACAGAAACAAATTGATGAACTTATAAAAGCTAATAAGTCATAAATACATTAAATAGAACGGAGAAAGAGCAATGGCTTTTTATATAGGAACAGACAAAGTAATTGAAGATACAGATGCAACGGCAGGTATTTCCACTAGTAGTAATTTAGATAAATTACAAATTAATGGAACTGATGTACTAACGCATGATGGTAGTACAGTTACATTAAAAAATGTAGATATTAATGATGCAATTGAAGGCTCAATAAATACCGATAATCTTACAGAAGGTTCTACAAACCTGTTCTATGCAACAAGTTTATTTAATACAGATTTAGCATCTAAATCAACAAGTGATTTAGCAGAAGGCACAAACTTATATTACACAGACGCAAGAGCAGATGCTAGAGTTGACGCAGGATTTAGTGCAAAGTCAACAACAAATTTATCAGAAGGTACTAACTTATATTATACAGACGCAAGAGTTAGTGCATTATTAGGCGGCGGTGGCGGTACTACTTATGCAACACAAACATACGTTGACACAGCCGAAACAGACGCAAATACATACACAGATACTGCAATATCAAATTTAGTAGATACTGCACCAGCAACATTAGACACATTAAACGAGTTGGCTGCAGCACTTGGCGATGATCCTGCTTTTGCAACAACAGTAACAAATAACATTGCAACAAAAATTGGCAATGTTGTAGAAGATACAACACCACAACTTGGTGGAGATTTAGATGTAAATGACCATCGAATAGTTTCAACTGGATCAAATGATATTGAAATATTAACAGGTACAGGCGCAGACCAATTGAGTATAGGACTTGGGTCAATAGCAGGTACAGGATACACAGGACAAGGAATGGGAATTGCATCATCTACTAATGCAGGGTCAGATCTTATACTATTAGGAGATCTTGATTTTACAGGTAGTGGATATGTAGGTGAATTTATAGGAACAGTAGCACTAGATGGAGCAACTAGTAATTTAGGTTATTTTGGATTAACATCATCAACATTTAATGGATCTTCTGTAGCATTTAATACAATGTTTGCGCCATCAATACCTTGCGAGATAGCAGGTATGACTGGAACAGCAAATGAAGTTGGATTAGTAATAGGCTCATCAACTGAAGCAAGAATTCATCAAATTGATAGTTCCGGTAATACAATATTTAAATTACCAGCAACAGATGGAACAGCAAACCAAGTTTTAAAAACGGATGGTGCTGGAGATCTATCATGGGTTGCACAAACAAGTAATACCAACACTACATACACAGCAGGTAATGGATTAACATTAAACACTACAGAATTTGAAATGAGTGGTTCATATACTGGTAGCTTTACAGCAACTGGTGACATTACTGCATATTCAGATGCAAGATTAAAAAGAAACGTAGAAACTATTAGTAACCCAGTAGATTTAGTTAACTGTTTAAGAGGTGTAAACTTTGAAAAAGACGGTAGACACAGCACTGGTGTTATTGCACAAGAAGTAGAAGAGTTTTTACCTGAGGTAGTTCATACAGATGCTGAAGGAATGAAGTCTGTAGCATATGGAAATATATCAGGATTGTTAATCGAAGCAATCAAAGAACAACAAAAGACTATAGAACATCTACAAAAACAAATCACAGATTTGCAAAATAAAAATTCTTAATAATACAGAATAATATACTACTATATGCTATGAAGCGTTTAGGATAAATATAAATGCAAGCAATAAGCATGCAATTATCGATAATTACAAGCAAGGAGTCAACACATGGCATTACCAGCAACAGGCGCCGCAATAACAATGGGTCAAGTACGAACTTACTTTGGACTTAGTGGAACAATTTCAATGAGTACACTTGGTAACTTCATTTCACCATCAGTAACAACAAACATTCAGCTTTCAGCTACGTTTGGCGGATGGCAGAATCCAAACTCAACAGGTGCGGACGGTTAATTTAATTAACTAAATAAAACTAGTAATAACGCTGTTATTTTACTTGACAGCGTTATTCTTTTATAGTAAAATATAATAAATTACAAAAGTAAACTCAACACAGGAGAAAACAATGAGTATTAGAACACGCTTCGAAATCGAAACGTTTGTGCTTGGTGCACACCCAACAGCGGCACGTAAGGCACACGCATTAACACAAGAGCTTATGCAAGCTCGAGAACAACAACACCCAGACCTTCCAGTATTAGAAGAAATATATGCAAACTTTAGTGCAGAACATGATGTAGATGCATTATTGTCTAGCATTAATGATTCAGAGGAAGAATATTGGGTACATCGACTAGCCAAGCTAGCGGCAATTGATATTTTAACAATTGGTAAAGTACAACCAGAACATATGAATTATATGGTAGCATTAGAAGATGAAGCCTTTGCAGCATGTGTTAAAGAAACAACTTCAATTGCTAAACAATTGAATTACGAAGTACAGCAAATTGAAGCTGAACTTCAGTCAGAACTAGCTTCTGAAAAGTAATTAATGGTCAGTACAACTAACCATTATTACAAAAAAGACAATTCCGCAAATGTAGCCATTTGTGTTCCTGTGCAGAATCAAACTACGGCGGTCTTTGCTTATAGTTTAGCCATGCTTCAAAAAAAGTGTGGCGAGACTGGACTTGCAACTTCATTACATTTTAATATGGGTAGTGAAGTAGCAATGCAAAGACAACAGTTAGTAGATCAAGCACTAGAAACAGATTGCACCCACATTATGTGGATTGATGCAGATATGCAATTTCCAGTAGATACGCTAAATATATTATTAGCATCTGATAAAGATATTATAGCTGGAAATTATTCAACAAGAGTTCCGCCCCACAGGCCGGTTGCCTTTAAAAGCAAAACTAATTTAGACAGTAGAGTTTTTACAGGAAAAGGAATTGAAAAAGTATGGGCAGTAGGAAGTGGAATGATGTTAGTAAAAAGAGAAGTATACGAGAATATTTCTCGCCCTCATTATAAAATTGAGTATAACGAAGGTTATACTAGTTTAGTAGGAGAAGATATTTACTTTTGTAATCTAGCAAATGAAAATGGATACGAAGTAAATATTAGTCACGATTTAAGTGATAGAATTGCACATATAGGAACTCGTGCATACACAATTAAAGGCGATTGCAATGATTAATTTAGTTAACACAAAAAAAGGATTTCAAGGACAAAGTGTAGTAACACCTTGGGATAGATTAAAAAGGTTTATGTTTGATTCATACCCAGTTATTAAGACACCCATTAAAGTAACAGACGAAGGTGCATTACTTGATCTAGCATCTAAGTACAAAGATACACACGATATGGTTTGGGTAGTTTTTGATGAAATTGAAGTAAACCCAAATTTTACATGGCAATATAGACCTGACGGAGAAATTGGTAAGAGCTTTATTCACACATTTCCTAGAGTAGTCAAAAGAACTAGTAGACCAGTTAGTTGGGGCGATATTCATTTAGTTCCTACACACGGAGTATCACATGGAGTACTGCAAAACAAACTTGTATCAAGTTATCACGTAGCAGAATTTGATATATTCATGATTAGTTTCCATGAAGCAGAAGCAGACGAAAACTTTCAAAAACTAAGAGAAAGGTTTAAAGATGCACAACATGTTAAAAATGTTGAAGGTATTGGTAATGCACATAGACGTGTAGGAGAATTAGCAAAAACAGAAATGGTTTATATTGTTGATGCTGATGCAGACATAACAGGACATTTTAGTTTTGATTATATTCCACCAATGAGTAGTAGAAAAAATACAACATTTGTATGGAGTGCAAGAAATCCAATTAATGATTTAGAATACGGTTATGGTGGTGTTAAATTATTCCCACGCGAACAGTTACTATCATTAGGACATGAGTTACCAGACTATACAACAGGTGTAGCATTTTATCAGCCAATCTCTGATATATCAAATATTACACGATTCAATAAAGACCCATATAGAACATGGCGTAGTGCATTCCGTGAATGTGTTAAGTTAGCAAGTTCTGTAAATCCAAATCAAAAACAAGAAGAAACAGATGCAAGACTTGAAACTTGGTGTACTGTAGACAACGGTGGACGTTTTGGACGCTACTGTCTTAAAGGCGCAAACGAAGGTAAAGCATATGGACTTGAAAACAAAGACAATACAGAAGCATTAAATAAAATTAATGATTTTGAATGGTTACGTGAACAGTTTGTTGCTAGTATGAAAAAACGATAAGTTATTTTTGTTTTGTTTGATGTGTGTATACAGTTTTAAGTTTCTTAATAAACTGTTTTGAATTAAATTGTATCTTTGCTCCAGGATGAACAGGTCTAGGCCAATTCCCAATTTTAACCCAACAATATCCATCACTTTCGTTGTTTAGTACAGGAATGAATTCATCTTCTACTGTAACAACAAAACTGTGATATATAAATTTCTTATTAGGGCTTGTAAATTTGTTTAAAGGAATAACCTTTTCAATAGATGGAACTATTCCTACTTCTTCTTCTATTTCTCTATATAAAGTTTCAATAGGTCTCTCATTACCTTCAGATTTGCCACCAAAAAAGCCCCATGTTCTAGGATGATTAACTTCGCCACTTCTTTGTTGTAGCATTACTCTGCCAGTATCTTTACTTAAAAATATACATCCGCTTGCAGTTATCATATATGTCCTATCCAGTGTGTAACATCATCGCAAGGATCGTCTGTGCTATAAATAGATTCGCCAGTATCCAGCATTATAAATTCCTTCATAACTGTTGATCCATTCAGTTCCATTCCATTCTAACTGATCGTTGCTTGAAGTATTTGTTACGTATTGTGTTGAGTTGTTTGTAGAACTATCAAAACTAATAGTCCATGCAGTACCATTGTACTCTATAATATCATTTTTGTGTGCAACTACATTAGTCCATACTGCATTTATAGGAGTATCATTTAATATAATGTAACGTTGTCCGGTAACTGCTGAAGGAACACTTCCATCTCCAGGATAATTTTTAGTAGGATCTACTATAGCATTTACGGCTGTCAGTGTATTAGTTGGCAATGTTGAATTATCTATAGTAACACTTAAAAGATTTGGATCACTTGGGTGGTCTTCTAATCTTCCAATAATATCATTATCATCATCAGTTATATCCGAGCCTTTTTTAAGTCGTAATTGACTTATACCGGATCTTAATGTGCCAAATGGTAATAATTCTTTGTCCCATTCCATTACTAATCCATCGTCACCTAAATTTGTACCCTTGTCGTTTAAAATTTGTAAATTACCATTTTCGTATTTGACTTTTTTATCTTTGTATGTAACGATAGTATATTTTAATGTGTCTTTATCAAACACTTTTTGTTCTTTAAAATTATCTAAATCATCATCGTCTAAACTATATAGTTGACTGATGATAGTATGAATTAGTTTTTGTTGTTTTAATTTTGCAGGTGGAGTAATATAAACTGGAATATTAAAAGTTAGTGTAGCAACGTCAATAATATCGTCAATACTCGATCCTACACTTCTAGTACTCCATGTAGTATTAGTTAGTTCTACATGACTTAATGAAGTCCAGTCAACTGGGCTATCATTAGTTCTTATATCAAGAGTAGGATTAAACAATACTAGTATCTGTTCCATAAGTTGTAATTTTTGATCTGTATTTGATGTCCATACATCGCAGTTCATTACTAACATATAAGGAACGGGTGCATGTCTTTCAACTGTATATTGGTTACCTAATTCGTTTACATATTCTCCAGTTGTTTGATCGTATTTCTTTTCGTTTACTTGAACTTTATCTACGTGATCTTGATATGTACGTCTTTCAGCAAACATATCTAATGATGTTACATAACAACTAATAAATGGAACAGTGTTAACAATGTTTTCACTGTTTTCTCTTGTTATGTGTGCTGCCATACGATTAATATCACCGTAGCGTACAGGTACTTGTTGATAGATAGGTAAGTCGTTATCGTTCTTGCCCATTTGTACACTGAATCCACTAAACAGTCTTATAAACTGTTGAATGTATCTTCTAATTTGTTTATCGTAAAAGTATTGTTGTGCCATTATTCAAAATCACTCTTTGGTTTAATTACTTGAGACAGAGGTTGCTTCTCTGGTGTCTCGATATTATCAACTATTGTTGTAGCATCATTGTTAATAAATTGGCTAGCGTTATAAGTCTTATCACTCCAAGTTTGGGCAGTAATATTATCATATAATCTATGCCATTTACTTCCTCGTCTAACAAAAAGTCTGTTAGGAGTAAAATCTGTTCTTACAAAATACTCACCTTCGTTTGGTTGAGCAGGAAATTGATCACCTTGTTGTAATACTTCACCATGATCGTATGTTGTATTAGTATCTTCTTGACCAAATAAATGATCAGCTAATGGTAAATTATTTGGATTTGCTGCTTCGGCACTCTTAACAATAGCATTACTAATATTAAGTTCTGTTTTGTAAGAACTGATATCATTTTTAAGGCTATTTGGATCATTTGCAGTACCAAGTATATCTGCGTATTCTTGTGTATCTGTTAATGGTGCTACTTTAACACGCCAAATATGTGGATACCAAGTTTGTGAAAATCCTTCACTTCCTCTTGCGGCATCTTGTACAACATAAAACTTATTAATAGCATCTCTATCGTTAGTAAGTAATAATTCATCACGTAAATGTGGTAACTCAATTACATCACCAGGCATAAGTCTACGCCCCATACGTTCTACCATATCATTGATATGAAAACTAATAAACAACGTATCATTTGTTAAAAACAAACCAAATTGTGTTAAATCAAAGTCATTATCACTAACATTGTATACACCTCGTAGTTCAAAAATATCAGGATCGTATTTACGATCTCTGTTTTCCATAAACAGCAAGTCTTGTATGTTAGTTTCGTCAATTAGACCTTCTGGATTAATTTCTTCACCAGTAATGTTGTCAATTTCTAATCCACTGCCATAGTTAGGCTCACTTGGGTCATTGCTTTTATTCTGTACATCTGGTCCTAGGTATTTGTGTACATGTATACCTGTTCCACCTATATCAAATTGTTCACGGATACTGTGATCCATAAAAGTGTAATCATTTCCCTTAAAAGGTTTGTATAAACTGAGTCTTGGCATGTGGTTTTCCTTGTTATAATGTATTTATCCATTTTTATAATAACATATTGCAGAAAGGCTAAATAGTTATGTATGCAGTTAATAATCTGCATTTTATATAAGGAAAAGACTATGTTTAGATTTTTCACAGAAAAGAAATGGGCATTGTGGTCCTGGTTAGGATCTGCAATAATTTTATCATCACTTTGGGTTCAGGTCGAAATTGATGTTAAAATTAACGAATGGTTTGGTCAGTTTTATGATATGATCCAGAAAGCCCTAGCAACACCCAATGCAATCACCATAGGTGAGTATTGGAGTAGTTTAGCAAGTTTCTTATACTTAGCCGCCATATACGTAGGTATTGCAGTTGTAGTAAGTTATTTTACAGCTCACTTTCTATTTAGATGGCGTACGGCAATGGTAGAATGGTATCATTCAGTATATGACAAAGCTAGAACTATAGAAGGTGCCGCACAAAGGGTACAAGAAGATACGATTAAGTTTAGTCGTATTATGGAAGGTCTAGGTACAAGTTTTATTGAATCAATTATGGTTCTAGTACAGTTTGTTCCTATTCTATTAGGATTATCAGTTGGTATTCCAATCTTCTTCTTTGGTGATTGGCAATATGGACTTGTAACAGGTGCCATTATATGGTCAGTAGGTGGAACATTATTCTTAATCGCGTTAGGTTGGATATTACGCTTAGTTGGTGTAGAATATGACTTGCAAAAGAAAGAAGCCGCATACAGAAAAATACTTGTTATTGCAGAAGATGATGAAACTGTAAGACCAAAGACTATTAACGAACTTTTCCAAGATGTTCGTAGTATTCACTTTAAGTCTTATTTGCGTTATTTGTACTTTAATGTAGGACGTATTACATACTTACAAGCAAACGTGTTATCAGCTTATGTGTTCTTAGCACCAGCTATTGTAGCCGGCGTTGTAACACTGGGTGTAATGCAACAGATTATTCGTGCATTTGGAAGAGTAGAAGGCAGTATGCAATATCTCTTTAGAGCATGGCCAACACTTATTGAGTTAATGAGTGTGTTTAAACGTTTAAGAGAATTTGAGCGTCAAATTAACGAAAAATAGCAAAAATAACAAAATAAAAGCCAAAAAAAAAATAAAAACCCTGTAAGTTATTGAAATTGCAGGGTTTTTTTATGACTGAAAAGGTTGACAAGTAAGACATCTTACCGTATACTATATGTATAGTTAATAAAAAAGGAGCTAAAATATGTTTAAAAAAGAGATGTTTGATTATTACGGTGGATACTTAACTTACGAAGGTAACTTTGTTGCTCGTTTTAAATATGTAACTTACCAGGGTTCTTTCAAGAACTTTCTAATTAAGAACTTTACTCCTGAAGAGTATTTTACTCGTTACAAAGAAGGTGAATCACCTTTAGCAATTTTAGAGTCAAAAGGATTTATGACTCCTCAGGCAAAGAAATTGTGTAAACAAAACTTTATGAAACCTACACAAGAAAATTATAAAATTTGTATTCATGCTATAGCAGAAGCAAGGATGTCAGCATAATGAAAGAACTACTTACAGAAATTAAATCACGTAACATTAAAGCTAAGGCTTGGATGGAAGAAAATCCAGGTAGTTGGTCAGGTATGTATTCTGAAGATGAAGCTTATTGGATTGAACGTGGTATTACTAATCTTGTAGAGCTTGAACGTGATGAGTTAGCAACTTATATTTACGAAGGTCATAAAGATGCTTATGGTACAAAAGGTCGTCATTATGATTTTGAAGCAATGACTACACAAGAGCTTAAAAGTGAAGCTGATAGAATTTCTGTAGCAGTTAATGAACAAATGGAATTAGAAGCCAAATGGGAAGCTGAAGCAGTTTCTAAGTTTGAAACTTCAATTAAAAAATACATGGATATGGGTCAAACTCGTAAAGATTCTATTCGTTGGATATTGCAAGCAGAAGAACTTGACAATGAAAGAGATGCAGACTATATTTGTTATAGTCTTGGATTACCGTACAGTATGAAAACTGAATTTAACAACATAGGAGTGTAATAATGGAAAAATTTAAAGTATATCAAATTAGACTAACAGACGCTGAAATTGATCTTATTAATGAAGAAGGACATGATGCAGTTCATAAAAATTCTTTGAGATTAGATATGAATCTTGGTAGAGAAGATACAGGCAGACTTGCCGCAGATGCATTCAACAGAGGATATTACACACATGTTAGTAACATTACTGCACTAGATCTTGAAGGTGTGTTTCATGTAGGAAACATGGGTCCAGAAGAATTAATTGAAAGATTAGCACCTATGCACAGTCTTAGTGTTGGTGATATTGTTGAAAATGCAGATGGTGAAAAACAGGTAGTTGCTGACTTTGGATTTAAAAAGGTTGACGAAATTAAAGTTTTAGCGTAAACTTGTTTTAATTTACATCAACTAGGAGTGACAACTAATGATAGAAATTTTATCTTTCATAGACGAATTAAATGATTTATATTCTAAAACCACTGATTTAACCTCTAAACGACAGATTTCTTCTGTTATTGATAAGTATCAAAAAATAGCCGACGACATGGAACGTAGGCTATTTGACGAATATAACGGAGACGATAACAATGGCAATGCCTAGAACAAAGCGTAAGCAACCTAGAAGACCATCTGAAAGAATTAGAGCTAATCAACTAAAAGATCCTAGTTGGGAAGGCGCAGACGGATGGTCTGGCAAAGAGTATCATCATGCTCGACAAGCCGCAACTGATTATTATTACAGAAATTATAAAACTTCTGTTCTTATTGATTATGCTTGGGATTGGATGCTTGCTAATGGTTATAATAAAAAAGATATAAAATGCGTCAAAGCAGCCAAAGCCGGAGCCATTAATGCAACTACAGGATATTACTGTCGTATGCTTACAATGGGTTGCCCAGATCAGCATTTGGCCTGGAATGCATATTGGGAAAGTCTACCCGGCACAATGGGTACTCCAACTTCAATCAGTGAATTTATTAATAAAACAGTTAAACAAGCAATTGAAGATGGCAAAGAACATGTAGAAGAAGCAGAGCGTTTAGCAGAAGCAGAAGCAAAAAGAAATGCTAGACCAAAGCCAACTATACAACAACTACTACATGCAGCCGCATTGCAAATGACTAATGAAATAGAAGACTTTCTAGAACAATGGGTAGTTAGCGGATATGATCCAAAACTTGTAAAAGATTTTAAGCCAGATGCATTATTGCGTAGAGCATCGGCTAAACAGGCACATGTAAGAATTATTCGTAATATATACAAAGACAATGTTGTAGAGTTTACTGAGCTTGCTAAAAAAGTTAAAAAAGAAAACAAAGACGATATGCGTTTGCAGTTGGAAGAAGGATATGAACACATGTCCACTGCACAACAAAAAGGTGCATTAGAATTATATCGTAAAATTACAGATGCATGTGATATTGTAGAGGCAGAAAGCAAAGCAGGTCGTAAGCCACGCAAAACACGTATAAAGAGCCCAGAAGACATTGTTAAGAAGCTCAAATTTAAGCAAACAGACGCCGAATACGGTTTAGGTAGCATAACACCAGCAGAAATCGTTTACGCCCGTATACTGGTGGTTTTTAACACTAAAAACCGTAAGGTTGGATTGTATTATGCTAAGAATGTAGACCCTATGGGATTAAAACGAGAAGGTAGTGGGCTAAGTGTTAAAGGAACTACCATAACAGGATATGATGAAGAAAAGAGTTTACAACGCACAATTCGTAAGCCACAAGAATTTCTACCAGAACTTAAAAAAGCCACAAGAGCCAAAACAGAAAAGTTGTTTGAAACACTAAAAACAACTGAAACTAAGTTAAATGGACGTATTAATGGAGAGACTATCTTATTAGCCGCCTTTAATAAGTGATACTATGATAAATACATAGTAGGAGAATTTAAATGGCAGCTATAAACAAACTTCAAAAAGAAATAGAACTACGCTTAGGCGGTGGAATGGTCGATGTTGAACTCGATCCAGAACACTATGAACTTGCCGCCGAAAAAGCATTAGCAAAATACAGACAACGTGCCGAAAATGCCGTAGAAGAAAGTTTTATCATTCTTGAAATAATAAAAGATCAAAGTGAATATACACTTCCATCAGAAGTAATGGAAGTACGTGATATTTACAGACGTACAACTGGTGTGAGCAGTGGAACAGGAAATGATATAGAACCATTCCAAGCGGCTTACCTTAACACATACTTGTTAGGTAGTAGCAGAAACGGTGGACTATCAAGTTTTGATTTCCTACAACAAAACAGAGAAACAATGGGTAGACTGTTTGGTGCAGAGCTATTGTTTACTTGGCGCCCACAAGATAAAAAATTAATTCTACAAAGAAAAATTAAAGCAGATGACAATGCAGTATTACATTGTTATAACTACAGACCTACAGAAAGTTTACTAGAAGATACATATGCTGGTCCTTGGATAAAGGATTACGCATTTGCACACGCAAGATTAATGCTTGCAGAAGCACGTGGTAAATTTACACAGATAGCAGGACCACAGGGTGGTACTACAATGAACGCAGACCAATTACGTACAGATTCTTTAACAGAAATTGATAAGCTAGAGACAGAACTTACATTGTTTAATGATGGAAGTACTGGTCTCGGATTTGTTATAGGTTAAATGCATCTCAACACAATCCATGATCACAATGGCGGCTCATGTCAGAATTGTGGTTGGGGATCACATTGTGGAACAGCCAGATATGCAGAAGCACAAGACTATGCAATAGACGGCGGAGAATATAGACAAATTAAAATTTGTGATCATTGCAGATGTAATCAATGCATACCTACTATTCCTAAAACATATCTCATACCCAAAAAACCAATAGTTACTTGGAAGCAATTATTAAAACACATGCGTGATTTAAGTAAAAGATAACTTGACATTTTTATAGAAAGTTAGTATAATATACACATGAAGAAAAAAATAATTGGTATATGTGGACTTATTGGACACGGCAAAGACACTGCAGCCGGATTCTTAATTGAACAAGGATTTGAGCGAGTCAGTTTTGCTGGTGTGCTAAAAGATGCATGTGCTAATATTTTTGGATGGGATAGAATACTACTAGAAGGTAACACACCAGAAAGCAGAGTTTGGAGAGAAACTGTTGATGAATGGTGGGCTACACGTTTAAACATTCCAAATTTCACACCTCGCCTTGCATTACAACATGTAGGCACTGATGCACTAAGAACACACTTTCATCCAGATATATGGGTTGCGGCGTGCGAAAGACAAATTATCAATTCAGAAAAAAATGTAGTTATAAGTGATTGTAGATTTTTTAATGAACTACAAGCAATCAAAAACTTAGGTGGAGATACTGTAGTTGTATGGAGAGGTGATAAACCAGATTGGTGGAACATCGCTTCTACAACAAACATAGCACATGCATCAGGTAAACGAACACACCTCGTAGATGGTATGGCTGGTAAATATTCAGATGTACATAAAAGTGAATGGAGTTGGGCAGGTTGGGAGTTTGATGTAGAACTTCTAAATTCATCTACTCTTGAAGAACTTAAACAGCATACTATAGAAAAGCTAGCATAAAACATCACAATTGTTTAACATAAATATATTAAATAATTGATATAAGGAATAACGTATGTTTAATGAAACATGGTGGAATAAAAAAAATAAATCAAAAGAATTAACAATAGGTTGGTTATATAATAACAACATTAAAGATGACTTTGCAAAAGGTTATACAAAAAATTTAACTGACTATTGGACAGTTGAAATGGGGTTGTTTGTGCCAAATCAGTTCGCAGGTGAAACAATAGACGACTTATTAAAACAAGCATACGATAGCGGGTTTGCACAAATGATTGTTTTTAAACAAGGTTCTATTCTCAAAGGTGATAACTTTTATAATGAATTTAGAAAATTCTATACAGAAAATAAAGATACTAAATTTATTGGACACATATTAGATAATAATGAAAGTTATTATAGGGTTCATCCACAAGCATTTTTTATAGATCTTAATTGGTGGGCTGACGCTGGATTTCCTGAATGGGGCGAGCAAAAACAAAATTCACCATTTGAAACTATAGAACCAATACGTAGTGAAGAAAACCATCATGATCAATATACTCCACATTGGATAGCACCAAGTAACCAATTAAAAACATATTCAGGAAAACGTGAAGGTTGGAATATAGTAAAATCATTAATAGAATCAGGTGAAAAGATATTATCATGGTCACATAAGTGTAGAGTATCAAAACACTATACGTACGAAGAAGTAAAAGAAGATGGACCTAGACATAGAGCTGACACATTGCTAGAGGCTACTGGACACGAAGTATTTTTTATTGCTAATACAGAAAGTTTACCATCTGACCGCCATTTAAAAGAACTATTTACTCATAGAAAAATGGTCACAGATAAAAATTGGAATGAAAAATTTCAGCACGTAATTACTCCAGCCGCTGGACTTAGTACACTTTTTTTTGCATTTAAACTTGGGTTAAAAGCAGGAGACCGTATTACTATATACGACTGCTCTGCAACAGCTCTTAGGCTTACACGTAGAATACTGCTTCAGTGGGATGGTACAGAATATACTAAATTTGCTAAAAAGTTGATAAAACAAAATATAAATACAGAATTCAGAGGCCATGCTCAACTCAAGGATATTGAACAAGCTATAGAAAAATTAAATTGGATAGGATTTAGTGATTGGATTAAAAATGAATTTAGCCGTATTGAGATTGACGATTATAAAGTTGATATCCTAAATGAGCATAAACAACAGGAGTTAGTAAATCTGATAACAAGCGATGAGATTACTTACTTGCATTTAACTAATATATTTCATTACACTCCTACAGCCTTCTATTACAGTCTACAACAAAGATGGCAGTTGTTTAATGATTTATTAATTAAACTAAAGAAACGATCTAATAATAATAATATATTGTTATATGCCGCAAGAGGACCTGGCACTGATAATCCAATTATAAATTGGATAGATGATTGGGATCCATATGATTTTTATGATATTCCAAAAGACAGTATAATGAGGTTATTAAAATGGAACAAATAAAAAAAGATAAAGAATACTTTAGTAACTTAACACAGGTAAAAAGATTTATTACTGAATGTGAACAAAAAGAACACTATCAGGATTTAAAAATACCTGGCAATGAATATGACAATTGGAAAACTGATAAACGTATTGAAAATGAATATGCAAAATGGATTATAAGACATAGCAATTGTCCTAGTTTACTTTTAAATATACCAGTACCTTATAAAGAAATGACTGCTGAAGCTGAACAGTTTCTTGATAGGTTTGTTAAACATAGAGGCGGTTGGAATCCAGGATGGAGCAGTATTGCAGTACATGGCCAATCAGCTGAAAGAACACAACCTGCAAATTATTATGTAGAAGAAGGCATTGATACTGAAGATAATATAGCACCCTATGATTGGACAGAAATTGCAAAAGATTGTCCAGTAACAGTAGAATGGCTAACGAATTCTTTTCCAATAAAAGAATTTCAAAGAGTTAGATTTATGTTATTAGAACCTGGCGGTTTTATTCAACCACATAGTGATTTTGATGAAAGAAGAATGGCAGCATTTAATATATCTTTAAGTAATCCAGACGGAGTGCATTTTGCACAGGAAGAAGCAGGACTAATACCATGGCAACCAGGCGAAGCTCGTGCTATTGATATTGGAAGACAGCATAGTGTATTGCATACAGGAACAGAAAATAGAATCCATATGATTGTTCATGGAAAATGGGCAGATAACTTTGAAAGGTGCATTTGCGAAAGTTTTGAGGCCCTTTTGATAAATATAGCCTTAAATAACAACTAAGTTAACTCTGTAAACCCCCGATTTAAGCAAAATCAAATAAATACATGTATAGTAAATTTAGGCATTTAGCCTATTAGAAAAAGGAGCTTAACATGGCAAATCTTACTTCACCTGGCGTACAGGTTTCAGTAACAGACGAATCAGTATACGGCCCAGCAGGAGCCGGAACTGTTCCTATGTTATTTATTGCTACTGGTGAGGATAAGGCAGACCCTACCTCAACTGAAACAGATGGCATTGCAAAATACACAAAGTCTGCACAATCAAAAAAACCTATTCTAGTTACTTCACAAAGAGAACTTACACAGTACTTTGGAAACATTGATTTCCGTAAAGTAAGTGGTACAGTTCAACAAGGTGACGAAACTAACGAATACGGACTTTTGGCAGCATATTCATTTTTAGGACAAGCTTCGGCGGCGTATGTAGTACGTGCTGATGTTAACCTAACAGAACTTAGACCAAGTTCATCAGCACCAGGCGGTGCAGCAGCAAATAACACTTATTGGGTCAGTCCAACAGGTGCAAGCTGGGGTATTTTTGAAAGCGATGGTACATCGTGGACTGAACAAACTCCAACAGTAGAAATTGTTAATTCAGGTGCACCTACAACTGTAACAACAACTGCAGGTGAATACTTAGTATTAATTACGAATGATACATCAAGTACAACTATTAGTTACTTTAAAAGTAACGGTACGGCATGGGTGGCATTAGTAGATGGCGACACTACATTTGCTCCACATTATTCAGCACCATCTAGCCCATCGGCAGCTGATGTATGGATTAAAACAACTCAAGCAGGTGGTATAAAATTTGTACCAAGTTTGTACACAACAGCATCAGGTTCGTTTGTTGGACAAGCAATTGAATACGCTGGAGACACAGCACCAACTAATACTGCTGGTATATTTGCAGATGGATCTACATACTCAGCTAGAACGTTATTAGATGGCGATCTTTGGCTTGATTTCACTGACGCAAGTTCAAGTATTGAACTTAAACGTTATGATGGATCATCATGGGCCAGTATTGGTTCAACAGGATCATATCCAGTATCAGTATCAACTACAGAACCAACTGGTAATCCAGTAAATGGTCAACTTTGGTTTGATCCAGATGTAAACGAATTAGCAGTTTATGAAGTTAAATCAGACTCAGGAACACAAAAATGGGAACGTGCAGCAGACGTACAATACACTACAACTGCACCAACAACAGACACAGGCGGTAACGCACTAGTTGACGGTGACTATTGGGTTGATACAGACGCAAGCGGTTATCCTGTAATTTACAGACATAACGGTACAGCATGGGCAGTAAAAGATGCTACAGATCAAAGCACAAGTGCAGGTGTTGTATTTGGCGATATTACAGCGTTAGACACAACTGCAGGTGGTTTTGAAGCAACTCTATTAGCAGGCGCTCCAGATCCATTAGTACACCCAGTTGGAATGACTGGTATTAATATGTGTCGTTCAGCTAACACAGTTAGAGAATATGATACTTCATTAAACACACCTTGGAAATGGCGTAACAAAGCAAGCAATCAAGCAAGCGGCAAAGGTTCGTTTGGTAGATTAGCTCAGCGTAAAGTTGTTACAACAGCTATGCAGGCAGCAGCAGGCGGATCAGAACTACGTGAAGATACAGTAGCGTTCCGTTTAATTGCAGCTCCAGGTTATACAGAGTTATATGATGAAATGGTAACATTAAACGCAGACAGAGACGAAACAGCATTTATTATTGTTGACGCTCCATTCCGTTTAAATGCAACCGAGGCAGTAGCTTGGAAACAAGGTACAACTGCTACAGAAAATGGCGAAGATGGATTAGTAACATCAAACACTTATAGTGCGGTTTATTATCCACACGCATTAACAACTAACCCTTCTACAGGTGATAACGTTGTTGCTCCAGCATCACACATTGCATTATACACATATGCATACAGTGATAACGTGAGCTTTCAATGGTTTGCACCAGCAGGTTTAACACGTGGTGTTGTACAAAATGCAACTAACGTTGGTTACTTAAATTCAGAAGATGAGTTTGTTAAATTATCATTAACTCAAGGTTCTAGAGATGCAATGTATGAGCAGAAGATGAATCCAATTGCAAAATTCCCTACAGAGGGTGTTGTAGTATTTGGACAGAAATCAATGCATGCAAGTGCTTCTGCATTAGATAGAGTTAACGTAGCAAGACTTACAGCTTATTTAAGAGAACGTTTTGCCGTAATAGCAAGACCTTTCTTGTTTGAGCCAAATGATGCAAGTACTCGTTCAAATGCTAAAGCAACATTTGATGGGTTCTTATCAAACATTATGCAACAACGTGGTGTTTATGACTTTGCGGTAGTTTGTGATACAACAAACAATACGCCTGCAAGAATTGATGCAAATGAATTTTATGTTGATGTAGCAATTGAGCCTACAAAATCAGCAGAATTTATTTATATTCCAATTAGAATCGTAAATACTGGCGAAATTTAAGTTAAAAGTTTAATTTAATTAAAAATAAGGGCTACTATAGAAATATAGTAGCCTTTAATATGACAAATTTTAAATATTGTAATTTTTCAGCAATGATTTGATAAATACAATATAACAGAAATACTACAGTATTAGTATATAGGAGAAAACAAATGGCTGTAATTACAAATTTTGGTGTACCAACTGATGCAACACCTGGTACAACATTGATGCCTAAACTACAATATAGATTTAGAGTATCATTTAACAATTTAGGTGTATCTGCAACTAGCGATACAACAACACAAAACGTTATTAGTGCTTCAAGACCTAATTTAACACATGAAGAAGTTGTCGTTGATTCATACAACTCAAAAATGTATCTAGCAGGTAAGCATACTTGGGAACCAGTAACAGTAGTGTTACGTGATGATATGAATTCACATGTTATTAAAGAGCTAGGTGCACAATTAAACAAACAAGTTGATCATGCAGATCAGCAAAGTGCTAAAGCAGGAAGTTCGTATAAATTTGAAACTATTATTGAAACATTAGATGGTGCTAACGGAACAACTAAACCAGAAACTTTTGATAAATGGCAACTACAAGGTTGCTTTATTAGTAATATACAATATGGTGATTTAAATTATGCAGATTCAAGTATGGTTCAAGTTACACTAACAATACGTTATGATCATGCAGAGCATACAGTAAATAGTGTTGATCTATTATCTGGAGCTGACATGAAAGACGGCTCAGGCGCTACACAATAGTAAATTAAGGACTAGTAACAATGGCAATAGGCAATGACGCACATCTATTGTATGGTCAAACGCTACCGCATAGACCAGACCTTAAGATGACAGCGATACCAAGGAACAAGTATCTCTTCGCAGTTAGATTAACTATGCATGACGGTAGTAACCTTAATCTTACACGTATAGCTAATGTGTCAATGCCATCGTTTGTATATAGAACACAAACACTTAATAATTATAATAATAAAAGCATAGTACAAACAGGAATAGATTATACTCCTATAACACTGACAGCATACGATACCAAAGATGCTGTATTTGAAAATTTCCTTAAGAAGTACGCTAATCATTATTTTACAGGACCAATGAACGATGATAGTTACGTAGAGTGGCTAAACAGTCCAAAAGGATTTGATTTAAAAACAACAAATCATTACATTAAAATGATGACTATTACTAGACTTGATACTAGTGAACAAGAAAATGTAATTGAAATATTTCATCCATTTATACAAAATGCAGATGCTGATACGCTAGATTATTCAGATAGTAGCCCTACTACTTTTAGAGTAACACTTGCATACGAAGGTTATAGAATTAAAACTCCTACAAACGATACTTCATCGGAAACGCTAAAAGCAGTTGCTGATAGACATCCAGACATTTCAAATGCTGTTATAGAAGGAAGCAATACAGTAGACCCAGGTTTATTGAAAGCTCTAGAAGATGCACCAAATGAAGTTGATCCAGCATTATTAAGAGCTCTCGACGAAGTAAACACTGAATCAGCTCAAACCCAGGCTAAACAACTAGAAAAATTTAAAGAAGCTGAAATTGATCACGAAGCATTTGCTAGAGCGTTAGCTGATAACCCTGCTCTTGTTGCCGATATGAAAAACAGATTTTAAATATATGGAGTAACACTAATGCCGAAATTCCAAAATGGAAAATTCGTACCTTCTAACCCAGATAAATACTTAGGTAAAAGAACACCACATTACAGAAGTGGATGGGAATTAGCAGTATTTCGTATGTGTGATAATCACCCAGCAATACTAGGTTGGGGCAGCGAAACACACAGAATCCCATATAAAAACCCACTTACTGGAAAAATGAGTACTTATGTACCTGACTTGTTATTAGTATACAAAGACAAGAAAGGACAAAATCATGCTGAGATGGTTGAGATTAAACCAGCTAGTCAGACATTGAGCGAAGCAAGAACACAAGCTCAAAAGGCAGCAGCAGTGGTTAATCACTCAAAATGGGCAGCCGCACATGCCTGGTGTAAACAACAAGGAATGGCGTTTAGGGTTATTACCGAACATCAAATTTTTAATAAACCTCAAAACTCTAAAAAGAAAAGAAAATGACAAAAAAATTAGAAGAAGAATTAAATTTACCAGATTTAGATGAATTACTTCCTGATGAAACAGAACAGGAAGCGCCTACTACTGAAGAACTTAAAACAGAAATAGCAAACATTGAAGGCGAAATGAGTATGGTAGAACGTGCCAACATTGCATTGCCTACAGTTGAAGGTTTAGAACAGTTAGATAGAGAAATGGACGAATATGCAAAGAAGGCCATGGAAACATTTGAAGATTTAGTAGATCTTGGTAAAAATGTAGAAGATAGACATGCTGCTCCTATATTTGATAGTGCAAGCAAAATGATATCAGCAGCTCTACAGGCAAAACAAGCCAAAATGGACAAGAAAATGAAAATGATTGAGTTACAAATGCGTCAAGCTAGACTTGAAAAAGACAGTGAGAAGATAGATGCGTATGTAGCCGGTAAAAAACACGAATTGGGCGAAGAAGAAGAGACAGAAGGGCGTATAGTTGGTGATAGAACTGCTATGCTTGCCGAAATAATGAAAAACTTGCCTGAAAAAGATAAATAGTATTAATAGGAGATAACCGCAATGAAAAAACTATTTTCACAATACTTAAACGAATCAAAAAAATCGTGGAAGTTTAGTATTAAAACAATACACGATTTAACTGATGATCAATGTGATCGCATAGAGAAGCACCTCGGAAAATACGACTCTAAAGGACTCGGTGCTGCAAAGAAAACAATACTACAAAGTGCACCACGTGATTTTCCAAATCATAAAGGATACGAAGTTTTTATACATGAATTTGAATGTGATAGAATTGCTAGCGGTTGGCAAGTACAAAATGACATTCGTAATATGCTTGGTTTAGCAGACGGCGTACTTAAAGTAATAGGCGAACATGAACCAGATGATTTAATTCCACCTATGAGCGAACGTGTTGAAAGCGTTCTAGCTGATAAAGATTACAAAGATGCAGAAAAAGTAAATGCATCAGATCATTACGGTGACGAGTATAACTCCAGTTTCATTAAAGAATTAATGAAAGTAAAAAAAGAAAAGGAAAAAGGCAATGAGTGATTTAGACAGAATATTAAAACTTGCTAGCCACGGCACAGCAGATGCTCAAAGCCAGGCTCCAGCAGAAAGAGAATTAAAAGAAGCACCAGGTAGAGAATTAAAACCACATGCCAAATTGGCATTAGAAGATTGGTGTAAAAGATGGTCCAAGTACAAAGGAATGAATGGTGATCCATTACCAATGGGAATGGTACTAGCTAAAGTAGATGCAGGTATTACAACAGACGGAATTGAAGCAGGCGAAGCCGATAAAGCAATGGAAATTATATATCCAGGCAAAGGCGCTGAAATGAAAAGCGACATGAACGACGGTGATTCTCATGCACATGATGTTGATTGGGGTGATTATGAAATTCAAAAGCACTTGCCAATTACAAATAAAATGCAAGATGAATTTATAGCTATTATGGGCAACGATGACGAATCAACAATGCAAGGTGTTTATGATATTGTTAAAAATGCATGTATGGAAACAACACAAGAAGCAGTTGGTGAATTTGCAGATCCAATTTTAGATTTATGTGATGAATTAGAATGTGATTCAGATCATCCAGTACTTGGCGAATTAATTCGTTATTTAGATGGCGATACAATTAAAGATTTTGTAGCAGACTTCCGTAGACACAACGATATGAATGGTGACATGGATGAAGCACAGCAATTAAACGCATCAGACTATCATTGTAGTGACTGTGGTGACACAATGCATAAACCAACTACAGATTGTTCAAATGATCCACATGATGAAACAGGTAGTTGGTGGGTTGACAAAGACGGCAATGGTGTTCCAGATTCATTAGAAGAAGCTCCAAATGAAGGCAATGAATTCTCAGGCGAATTAGCAAAAGCTAAAGCATCTGGTAAAAAAGAATTTGAAGTTGACGGCAAAAAATACAAAGTAGAATCTGAAGAAGCAGTAACTGAAGGCGATGTTCCTGAATATGCATGTATTAACACTGAAACAGGTGCTTTTGGATATTGTGACAAAGACGAACTTCACAACTTTACACACATGATGCCATCAAGTGAATTTACATATTTTGAACCACAAGATAATAACTTCCAAGGCATGGATGACGAAATGGCTGACCAAGAAGGTTGGACAAAAATTGCATCAATGGAATCTGATACGAACAGATTAAAAGAACTATCTGGAATTAGAGAAGCACAAAGTCAAGCACAAAAAGACGCATTTGCAAAAATGTTAGCTTCTAAAAAAGGTGCTAAAAAAGATGACAAAGCTGATGAAGTTGAAGAAACTAACAAAGAAGAATTAGAGGAGTCTCCAACTATGGATACAACACAATTAATTAACTTAATGAAAAATTCAGGTTTAAGCGAAGAGAAAATTAAAACAAAATTAGACGAATGGGCAAACACACCAGCCGGTGCAGCAGAAGAAGAAGCTACATCACATGGTGAACCATACGAAAACTTTGCACAAAGCGTTAACCTAAGTTTAAAAAGATATTTAGATGCAGAAGATATGAAAGTAGGCTTAAAAGAACATAAAGTTGAAGATATCAAAGAAGCATATAAGAAATCTAAAGGGGAAAAGTAATGCATAACGAAGAAATACGCAGATTAAAAGAACTTTCAGGTATTAAAGAAGAAGCTAAAAGTTCAGAAGTCTTCCAAATAATGAAAAAATCATTATTAAGACACAAGTGGTATCTTGAGAATGAAGAAATGGATCCAAACATGGTTTCATCAGAATTACGTGATGTTAACAATATGATTGACGCTGTTGATCAGGGCGAACATGAACCTTATTTTGATACAGCAGTAAACGATGATTACAGATATTTAATGAAAAACGTTGTTGACAAGTTAAAAGGCGAAAAGACTTCTATATATGGAGTAGACAATGACGTTCTGTCACCAAATGCAAAACCTAATCCAAATTCAGCATATAATTCAGGTGAAGTAGAAAAAGCTGATGCTGAGGAAGACGCTTTAAATCCTACTGAATCAGAATTACGCAGATTAAAAGAACTATCTGGAATTAAAGAAGCTCCAATCAAAGAGAATTTTGTAGACGATATGCCTTATGGATTACTTGATGGTATGACATTCACAGATGGCGATGCAGACTATGATTATAGAGGTGCTCCAATGAATAATGGTGAAGTTGATTGGCCAGAAATTAACGAGTGGCATTTAGATGCAGATGGCAATGTAAAGCCAGAAGCAACAATAAAACCAGAAGATTTTGAAGTAAGCGATCTTGTTCCATTTTAAAAAATTTAAAAAGTTCACGTTTCCTCCCAGGTGAAAATTAAAGCGGTGTAGTTAATTAACTACGCCGTTTTTTCTTTATAAATAGTAATATGAAAAGACCTATTGAAACATATACAGATAGTTTTGGTCAAACTATACATTTTACTGTACCAGAACCACATAAACAGATTTGCATTAACATCTCAGGTGGAGCCGATAGTGCTATACTGTTATGGATGTTAATACAATACTGTGAAAAACATATACCAGATGCTGAACTACATGTTATAACATCAGCTAATCCTATTAAGGGCTGGTACAATGCTAAATGGAGTACTAGTGTACTCGATAAAGTACTCCATCTCACAGGAACTAAATTAATTAAAAGCCATTATACATTTTATAGTACAGATCAAATTAGATCAGAACTAGATGAGGTAGAAAAAATGCAACAAGATTTACATGGAATAACATTTACTTTACATGGAACTACACAAAATCCTCCAATGGAAATAGTTGAATTATTAGAAGGTCGTTATGAACCACGTGATGCAGGACATGGTAGAATGATAATTAGAGAATATGTACCAGGAATAACACGTTGGACACCATTAATGGAAGTAGATAAACGTATGGTAGCATATTTGTATAAACATTTTGATATGATGGAAATTTTATTTCCATATACTAGAAGTTGTGAACAAGAGGCACGACACAACAAAGATGAACCAGACTGGATGATAACACACTGTGGCGAATGCTGGTGGTGTAAAGAACGTCACTGGGCATTTGGGAGACACTAATGGCAGTAGATACAAAATTAACTAAAACCCCATATAGAAAAGAAAAATATACAGAAGAGCAGTTATTAGAACTTGCTTTATGTACACAAGACCCTAAACACTTTATGAAGGAACACTGTTTTATTCAGCATCCTACACAAGGTCGTATGAAATTTGCATTATATGATTTCCAAGAAGAACTAGTAGATGTATATCACAATAATAGATACAGTATTAGTATGCTTGCACGACAAACAGGTAAAAGTACTTGTGCGGCAGGATACTTGTTATGGTATGCAATGTTTAATCCAGACCAAACTATTCTTATAGCGGCACACAAGTATAGTGGTGCTAGTGAAATTATGCAACGTATACGTTTTGCGTACGAAACATTACCGGATTATATAAGAGCTGGTGTTACTGCATATAACAAAGGATCGTTGGAATTTGATAACGGTTCACGTATTGTAGCACAGTCAACAACAGAAAATACTGGACGTGGTTTGAGTATATCATTAGCATACTTAGACGAGTTTGCATTTGTGCGTCCAAACATAGCTAAAGAATTTTGGACTTCACTGTCCCCTACACTAGCAACAGGTGGTAAGTGTATTATTACATCAACACCAAATATGGACGATGACCAATTTGCACAAATTTGGAGAGATGCACAAAAGAATCAAGACGAATTTGGTAATGCAACAAACGAGGGTATTAATGGATTTGCACATTATCTTGCTACATGGGAAGTACACCCAGACAGAGATCAAGAATGGGCAGATATAGAACAAGGTAAAATTGGTGAAGAACGATTTAGACGTGAACACAAATGTGAGTTTATTGCATTTGATGAAACACTAATTGATAGTATTAAACTTAGTAATATGGAAGCACGTGATCCATACGCTATATCAGGACAAGTACGCTGGTATGCACCAGTTGCCAAGGGCAAATTATATATGATAGCATTAGATCCTAGTTTAGGTACAGGAGGAGACAATAGTGCTATACAAGTGTATAGTATGCCAGGAATGAAACAAGTAGCAGAATGGATGCACAATAGAACAACAGTTCAAGGGCAGATAAAAATTTTGCGAGAAATAGCACAGTTTATAGAAAGCGAAACAAATGGTGATTGTGAAATATATTACAGTATGGAAAACAATACATTAGGTGAAGCAGCACTAGTTGTTGTAGAAGAAACAGGCGAAGAAAACTTTCCAGGTACATTTTTAAGTGAAACAAGACAACATGGTAATGCTAAACGTTATAGACGAGGCTTTACAACTACACACAAAAGTAAAATTAGTGCATGTAGTAAACTAAAATACTGGGTAGAAACAGAGAAACTAGAAATAGCAAGTAAGCCATTGCTAAGAGAATTAAAAACATTTATTGCACGTGGTAATAGTTATGCAGCCAAAGACGGCGAACACGATGACCTTGTAATGGCAGTCAATTTAATAGTGCGTATGAGTTTAGAAGTATCTAAGTATGAAGAAGACGCTTTTGACTATTTAAACGATGATTTTGAAGATGGTGATGGCATGGAGCCAATGCCGTTTAGTCTAATATAAGAGAAAAATAAAATGAACAATAAATATAAATCTTGGTGTAAATGGGATCCATTAAAAACAGTTATGATTGGAAGATCATATTATCCAGAATATTATAGAGATATAAAAAATGCTAAAGTAAAAGACTGCTTAGTTAGAATAGCAGAAGAAACTGAAGAAGATTTTAAAAATTATGAAAAAGTTTTAAAACAATTTGGTTGCGAAGTTATTAGACCAGAACTAGATATAGATGAAAATTTAGCAGAATATATTGAACAACATGAAAGACAGCATAAAAAGTTTACGAGACCACCAGCTCAACCAAGAGATGGACAACAGGTTATGGGCGAAGAAATGCTTTACTCAATGAGAGATCATCCTAGCATAAAGGCAGCTTTAGATAATTATAATTCAGTTGATTCGTTTGATTTAACAGAAGCAATTACAAAACCTGGCGAAATGAGAAGCCACTTTTTTGATGCACCTGGAGTAACATGTGTTGGAAATAGAGTTTACGTTGATAAAAAAGAAGTACCAACAGACGTCATTGATATATTAACAGAAAGATATCCAGAAAGAGAATTTATATTTGTAAAAATAGGTGGACACAATGATGGGTGCTTTCATACATTAAAACCTGGAGCAATATTATCTTTAGAAAGATATACACAATATGAAGAAACATTTCCTGGGTGGGATGTATGTTATCTTCCTAATCAGTCTTGGTCGCTAGTACGTGACTTTACAGATCTAAAGAAGAAAAATAGTGGAAAATGGTGGCTAGCAGGAGAAGAAAAAAATAATAATTTTACTGACTTTGTAGAAACATGGTTAACAGATTGGGTAGGATATTGTGAAGAAAGTGTATTTGACGTTAATGTACTGATGCTAGATGATAAGCATGTATGTGTAAATGGCTATAATAAGACTGTATTTGATTTTTTAAAGAAACATGATATAGAACCAATTATTGTTCCGTTTAGGCATAGATTTTTTTGGGACGGTGGATTGCATTGTGTTTCTTTGGACTTATATCGAGAAGGCGACATGCAAAACTACTTTAAATAATAACATTTTGAATGTTTATTGATAAATACATTAAAGGAATACTATACAATGCAACTATCACAAGAGATTTTTAACATCCTAAAGGGTGCAAACATTAAATTAAAATTGTTTGATCCAATGGGAAATAAAACATTAGATCCTGAAATATCAGCGAGATTTTACGCATATGATAATGATTTTCTTGTCACTATTAGAGAAGAAGAAGATGGAGTTGAACTAGTTGTACAAGCAGGAGCTAGTTTCAATTTTAATGAACACAAAGATTTATTGAATAGTATTAAAAAAGCAGGACACAACGCTATGGCAGAATATAACATTAGAAAATTTGATAAGAATATTGAATTAAAAGACTTCGCTCACGATGTAGTAAAAGAAGATGAGCGTACTGAAAAGGCAATGAAAGACATGCAACCAAGCGCCGTTACAGGCTATTACGAGATCACAGACTTCTGGAAAGAACACACGCAGATGTGGGACAAAAGTGTCGACGAAGTGATGCAAATGATTTATGAGTGGACTTGGATTGAAATGACAACAGCCACTCGAGACAGAGATGAATTAGCAAAACGTACATTAGCAATAGTAGTTGACGCATTGAGGAACAAAAAAGACGATATGACATTTGATGATATGATTGCTCAGTTGGAATCAAAAAATGAAGAAATACGCAGATTAAAAGAACTATCTGGAATTAAAGAAGCAGATAGAAGTGATGTTACACATGCTCAACTTTTACCTCACATTAAAAACGTTAAAGCAGCAATGATAAGACACGCTCAAGAAGATCCTAGCGAAGCAAATGAATTTATTGAACATCTTGATGATATGATGCAGGTTGGCGATGTAGAGGTTGTAGACATGATGCAACCAGACTATATGGATACTGAAGCAAGAGATAGCCTAATAGGGTATTTTAAAGTTTCAATATCACAAGATCCTACATTATATAACATGTTATTCCCAGGTGAAGATATTAAGTGGGACCAAAGCGAATACAAAGACATGTTTGAATCAATGAACGAAGGCGGAAATTCAGTAGAGGCATTTATGGCACATGTAGTTGATCATGCTAAAGAAATTCAAGCAGATAACTATAGAATGACTGATAGTTCATATTACGAATTCACAGATGAAATAGATACAGATGATGAAGAATTTATGAGTATGCCACAAGTGCAAGCTATATTAAAAGCAATACCACATGTGGATATGGAAAACACAGATATTAAACATGCAATTGATGTTTTAGCATCAGGCGAATTACTTGAAGCAGAAACTGAATCATATTCACCAGGTGATGAGTATGCTGATTCAGAAGGCATGGTAAGTAATTGCTGTGGTGCTCCTATGTATGATTATGATGATGGACATGGTAGATGTAGCGATTGTCACGATATGGCAGCCGGTGAAACTGATGAAGAATTTTATGAAAATACATACGATACTAAAGATTTTGAAGTAAATCCTAGAGCAGGTCACAGAGACCAAATGGCACACCCAGAAAATCAAATGGGCACAGGTCCAGGAATTAAAACTAAGCCAAAGTTGCGTCCAAAAAACTTAAAAATGAAATACGATATTAATCAAGCAGTAAATAAAGCAGTAAACGAAGAAGACGAAGAAGCAATCGCGGCTAGAGACGAATTCTTAAAAGTTATGGATATGAAACCAAAGAGTGGCAACAAAGCAATTGATACGATTAAAAAGATTGTAGCAGACAAACAAAACATGCAAGTCAAATTTGACGATGGTAAGATGAAAGTTGATTTATATACAGCATCAGCAGTGTCACAAGTATACGATGCTGTAAGCGATGAAAACAAAGAAAAAATTGACAATATGATAAAAACTAAAGTGGGTATGATGAGATTAATTCAATTCGCATTTACCAAACTTAGTGAACAAGTACAAGTAATGGAAAATGCTAAAAAAGAAGGTAGATTAGATGAAGTACTACCTCTTGTACCATTGGCTATTGGAGCCGCAAGGGTTCTAGGACCAATGGCAGCGAAAGCATTAGCCAAAAAGTTCGGTAAGAAGGCAGTTAAAAATGCCGCAGGAAAATTCAAGCCAGGAATGAATCCTAATTCTGTAAAAACTCAAATCAAAAAGGGTGCTGGTGACGGTGTTATAAAGCAAATAATAAAGAAATCACCTGGTCTAAAGACATCAGCAACAGTTTCTGGTTCAGATATACTGCAAGGCGGCGATGGTACGGGTTCAACTGCTATCGATAATGCTTATGATTTTGTAAGAAGTGGCGGTAGTTCCAATTCTTCTAATAAAACATCAAATTCCAAAATGTCTAATTATGCAAGAGATACTGTAAAGGCTTGGGAATCTAAAGAAGATGGTGAAAACATTTCAGAATATGCAGGTAAAGATGTTGTTTATGATAAAAATGGCAAGCCACACGACCCAAATAGTTCAAAAGGCAAAACAATTGTAAATATGAAATGTAACAATCCTAATGTTAAAGATAAAGAAGGATGTGGCACTGGAATAGATAAAGACAAGAAACGCAGAAACGCGGCATTACTTAAAAAGGGTGTCGGAATGGCTAAAACTGGTGTGAAGAAGTTAGGTAAAGCGGCAGCCAGCAGTGTTACTGATACGGGATTTGCTAATCCATTTGAATCATTAGAAGCCAAAGCGACTAAGATGATTGAAGATGCGGTAGAAAAGACAGAAAAGATGCCTAAAATTGACCCAACTAAAATTAAAACACCCACTAATATGAAAGTCACATCACACGGAAAGCCTTCGACATCAAAAGATAAGAAAATGCCAGGTGACCATCATCCAGATTTAAAACTCAGTGCAAAAGTCTTATTTTAAACAAATAACCTATTGACTTTTTAAGTCAGTTATGTTAATATATAAAGAGTGAGAAATCACTCTTTTTTATTGCACAACTTATAGGAGATTTATATGTCAATTGACGCTATCAACGAAGAAGAAAAAGCCAGACTCATTCAACTAGTGAATGAAGGTTGCCTAGTTCTACAAGAATGTGAAGACCTCAAAGGTGGTTTACGTGACACTGTAAGAGCAATTGCTGAAGAAATGGATGTTAAACCATCGGTACTAAACAAAGCAATCACGGTCGCACACAAGGCAAAACTTGCTGAAACTCGTGCTGATTTTGAAGATATGGAAACTATCTTAGAGACAGTAGGTCGCACTCTTTGAGTTACGTAGATGCATTCTACAACAAAGACAAAGATATAGTTCAAGTTGTAGAAAGAAGTAAAGGCAAACGAGTCTACAATGATTATCCAGCGTGGCGTACTTTCTATGTGAAAGACCCACGCGGTGACCACTTAAGTATTCACGGCGACAAAGTTCGTCAAATCAAATGTAAACGCCTCAAAGACCTTCATAAAGAACGAAAGATAAATTCAGGTAAAGCATTTTACGAAAGTGATATGAAGCCCGAAGTTAAGTGTTTGAGTGAGAACTATAACGGTATAGACTCGCCAACACTTAATACTGCTTTCTTCGATATTGAGACTGACTTTGATGCTAGTCGTGGCTTCGCAGACCCGAGTGACCCATTTATGCCAATTACAGCCATTACAGTTCATCTTCAATGGTTAGAATTGTTGGTAACTCTTGTTATTCCGCCAAAGGGTATGCGTGAGGGCGAGGGTCTTAAAGAAGCACAACGCATCTGTGAACAATTCGAAAACACAGAACTCTATCTAAGTGAAGCAGATATGCTGAATGATTTCATGGATGTCATTGAAGATGCTGATGTGCTAACTGGTTGGAACTCTGAAGGTTATGATATTCCATATACTGTTAATCGAATTACTAGAGTATTAAGTAAGTCGCACACACGAAAAATGTGTCTTTGGGATTTATATCCTCAGAAACGTAAGATAGTAAAGTACGGCAAAGAACAAGAAACGTTTGATTTGTTTGGCAGAATTCACTTAGACTACTTAGAACTATATCGTAAGTATACTTACCACGAAATGCATTCATATGCACTTGATACAATTGGCGAACACGAAGTAGGTGAAAAGAAAGTTGCATATGACGGCACATTAGACCAGTTATATAACAACGACTTCTACAAGTTCGTGGCATACAACAGACAAGACGTTGCATTACTTGATAAGATTGATAAGAAACTAAGATTTATCGAACTAGCAAACGAGATTGCACACGACAATACTGTGAACATCAAAACAACAATGGGTGCGGTTGCTGTTACTGAACAAGCAATTATCAATGAAGCACACAGAAGAGGCATGGTCGTTCCTGACAGAAAGAGACGTGAATGGTCAGACGATGATATAGAATATTCAGACGAAGAACTACAAGCATTAGAATTACAGAAAGCCGCTGGTGCTTTTGTGGCAGTTCCAAAAGCAGGGTTGCAAAGATGGGTAGCAGGCATTGATATCAACTCTCTTTATCCATCAGTTATTCGTGCGATGAATATGTCTCCTGAAACTATTGCTGGTCAACTTAGACCTGATTTAACTGAACAAATGATTGGTAGTAGAATTAAAGAGGGCAGAAAAACTGGTGCAAAGGGATATGGTTCATCTCAAGCGTGGGATGAAACATTTAGTTCAGAAGAATTTCGTTTAGTTAATGAGAAAGATAAAGCCAGTAACATTACTTTAGTCCTTGAAGACTCAACCGTTGAAGAGAATAAAACTACACAAGACCTTACTGGTGCAGAAGCCTATGATTTAGTATTTAATAGTGGACTAAACTGGAGTCTTACTGCTAATGGCACTATATTTAAACAAGATGTTCAAGGTATTATTCCAAGTCTCTTAGAACGTTGGTATGCAGAACGACAAGTGATGCAACAGCAGAAAAAAGAAGCAATCAAAGACAACGATGCAGTTGCAATTGCTCACTGGGATAAAAGACAGTTAGTTAAAAAGATTAACTTGAACTCGCTTTACGGTGCGTTACTGAATCAAGGTTGTCGTTTCTATGATAAGCGTATTGGTCAAAGTACAACACTCACAGGTCGTTGTATCACTCGACATATGGGTGCAAAGACGAATGAAGTTATAGCAGGAACTTATGATTATCAAGGTCCAGCAGTTATCTATGGTGATACAGACTCCATTTATTATTCAATGTATCCTGTTTACAAACAAGAGATTGACGATGGAACTATTGAATGGAACAAAGACAAGGTCTTACAGTTGTATGATGAAGTTGCGAATCAAGTGAACGAAAGTTTTCCAGACTTTATGAAAACATTCTTTAATGTTCCTAGAAAAGAAGGTGAGATTATTGTTGCTGGTCGTGAGAACTGTGCAACAATGGGTATCTTTATTAAGAAGAAAAGATATGCGATGCTTATCTATGACGATGATGGTGAACGCAGAGATGTTGATGGCAAACCAGGAAAGATTAAAGCAATGGGTCTTGACTTGAAACGAAGTGATACACCGAAGTATATGCAAAACTTTCTTAGTGAAGTATTGTTGAAGATATTGACTGACGGAACACGTGAAGTTGTCATCGATATGGTCAAAGAGTTTAAGAAAGAGTTTAGAGCAAAGCCTGGTTGGGAAAAAGGTTCTCAGTCTCGTGTGAATAATTTGACTTCGTATAAGAACCGTGTGAATGCCGCAAAGAAGGCAATGGCAAGAGATATGAATATGGGTGGTGACAAATCTAAGAGAGATAAAGTACATCTTCCTGGACACGTATCAGCCGCCTTGAACTGGAATATGTTACGTGAACTCAACCAAGATAGATACGCAGTAGAAATCGTAGATGGTATGAAGTGTATCATATGCAAACTAAAGCCAAATACTTTCAAGTTAAAGAGTGTTGCATACCCGACTGATGCTACTAAGATACCTCAGTGGTTCCAAGATTTGCCATTTGACCATGAGTTGATGGAGCAGACTATTGTTGATAAGAAACTAGATAATTTAATTGGTGTTCTCAAGTGGGACATGAGTGACGCAAATGCATCCGAGACCTTTGATAATTTGTTTGAATTATAATGAGCAATACTTACACAGACTTAATTCAGAGACGAGCGAGAAACAAGGAATCAGATGAATGTTATACTCCATCTGACCAAGTTCAACCTCTTCTGGAATACATCGATAAAGATAAAACCTATTACGAAGCGACTAGTGGAACATCTAATCTAATCGTAGATGGCTTTAACAACAATGGATATAAGATAGTACCAAGTAATGGTAAAGACTTTTTTGACTGTGAGCCAGATGATGTGTATGACGGAGTTATAACTAATCCTCCATATAGCATCAAAGATAAGTTTATTGAACATTGTTATGCTCTTGGCAAACCATTTGCATTACTACTGCCAGTCACAAGTTTTCAAGGTGGTAAACGAGGCAGAATGTTTATAGAACACGGAATGTCTACACTCGTGTATAATAATCGTGTAGATTTTACAGGAAAGGGTAATCCAACATTCGGTAATGCTTGGTTTATTCACGGGTTTTTGCCTCCTAATACGATATATTGGGTAGATAATCCGAAACAAAATAAGAAAAGAATTGGTCAAATATAGGTTGACAACCGACATAGGAATATGTTATAATTAATTAAATTAATCAGGAGAAGTAAAAATGCGTGACATTTTAAAAGATATCGTAAAACATACACATTCGCTAGGAATCATTCAAGCGGCGAAAGTGACAACAGATGCCGAAGGCACAACTATTGATGCGATGGACGAAGACCGTACTGTTGTATTGCGTGGTAAATTACATCAACCAGTTGCTGAATTCGAAGGCAAGTTTGGTCTTGGTAGACTAGGAGTCTTAAATGGATTACTTAGTTATACTAGTGAAGACAAAGAAGGCAATAAGATGGAGTCTGATGTTAAAGTAGGCACAGAAACACGAAACGGTGAAGATGTTACTACTGAACTTAACTTCTCAATGCCTGGTGGTTTTGATAGTTCGTATCGAGTAATCGTAAGTGAATTAGTAGATGCTCAAATTAAAACTGCAAGTTTTCGTGGTGCCGCATGGAATGTAGAAATTATGCCATCACAAAAAGCAATCAAAGACTTACAATACTTTGCGGGTATTCTAGGTGCATTTGACCCACTGCTTACTGCAAGAACAGTTAAAGGTGATTTAGTTTTCTATATTGGTGATAGTTCAACAGATAGAGTAGAACTTCCTTTTGCAAGTAATGTAGAAGGTGAACTAAAGACTGGTTGGTCATTCCCATTATCAACAGTTCTAACTATTCTTAGACTTAGCGATACAAGTACAATGAATATGAAAATCTCAGACCAAGGTGCAATGATGATTGCAGTTGATAGCGGTCTAGGTTTATATGAATACATTTTACCTGCAAAAGCCGGTAATTAATAATATAAATACATTTAGAGAGGTCTAATATAGGAGAAGCATATGACTACACCCGTAAGACCAGATGTAGACGAGAAGAAACGCACTCGCCTCATATACTTAAAAAAACAACATAGAGATTTAGATGATGGTATTATAACTGCATTTAAAATGCACACAGAAGACCAAATTGTTGCTAAACTAAAACTTAAAAAGTTGCACCTGAAGGAAAAGATTGTCAAACTAGAAAGAGAACTACAAGACTAGTGACTATCATAAAACCAACTCCGAAGACTATTCAAAATCTGATTAGAGTAATACCAGACCATCCTAGGCCTGGTGTTCTCTATCAGGATATGGCTAGTATATTTAATGCACCACAAGGACTTCAACACGTGATGACTTTGTTTTCCGACTATATTGAAACAAACAATATTGAGTTTAACAAAATCATTGGACTAGATGCTCGTGGATTTCCTATGGCAGGTGCATTAAGTTCAGCAACTGGTATACCCTTTTCTATGGCTAGAAAGAAAGGTAAACTACCAGGAGAAACTATCTTTACAGAATATGAACTAGAGTATGGAACTGATGAATTGCATTTACAGAAAGGTGCAATACAAAGAGGTGACAAAGTTCTAGTGATAGATGATGTTATCGCAACTGGTGGAACATTAGGTGCTGTAATTACATTAACTGATAGATTTGGTGCTGATATTAGTAGTATACTAAGTATAATGGAACTAGAGTTTTTAGGTGGTGGTGCTAAGTTGAGAGACGAAGGCTATGATGTATACTCTATACTGCAAGAACAATAAGAAAATCAAAGGATTTAAATGAACAACTATATTTTTACAAGCGAAAGTGTAAGCGACGGACACCCAGATAAAGTTTCTGACCAGATTAGTGATGCATTAGTTGATGCAGGACTAAAGAATGGCGATGAAACTACTCGTGTTGCTATCGAAACACTTGTAACTACTAACATGGTAACAGTAGCAGGTGAAGTGAAGAACTTCAATGTTCCTAAAGAAGAAGTAGACGACATCATTCGTAGAAAAGTCAAAGAGATTGGCTATGAACAAGATGGGTTTCATTGGGAAAAACTAAGAATTTACAATGAAATTCATTCACAATCAAGTGACATTGGATTAGGTACTGATAGTTTTGGTGCAGGTGACCAAGGTATTATGTTTGGCTATGCAACTAATGAAAACGATGCAATGCTACCAGCACCAATTCATTACTCACATGAAATTCTAAAGAAACTAAAAGAACTTCGATTAGATGGATATGATTTCTTACTACCAGATGCAAAATCTCAAGTAAGTATTCAGTATGTTGGTGGTCGTGTTCAACGAGCAGACCAAATTGTTGTAAGTACACAACATAAACAAGGCTTTGAGCATAGTCTCAAGTCACCTGTCAAAGATGCAGTCAACAGTGTAATGGGAGATTTAATAGACAATGAAACTACTTGGCATATCAATCCTACAGGCAATTTTGTCATTGGTGGTCCTGATGGCGATACAGGACTCACCGGGCGTAAGATTATCGTTGATACTTATGGTGGCTATGCTCCCCATGGTGGTGGTGCCTTTTCTGGAAAAGACCCCACAAAAGTCGACCGAAGTGCCGCCTACATGGCAAGGTGGTTAGCAAAGAATGTTGTAGCAGATAATATGGCAGATTGGTGCCAAATTCAATTGTCATATGCTATCGGCGTAAAAGAACCAACAAGTATCTACTTAGATAGTAATGGACACAACAGAACTATTCAAAAGTATATTGAAGAAAACATTGACCTAACACCAAAAGGTATCATTGATAGATTTGATTTATTCAAGTTTTATGGTTATAGTGAAAACTGTACATACGGACACTTTGGTGACAAAGATGTTCCGTGGGAGAAGATAGGGTGGTAAACAAGGAGAATTTGTAATGATTAAGACGTTATTTGGAAAAGGTTATTCGAAGAAGTTCATGGACAGAATCGAATTTAGAAGAAAAGAATATTATGAGAAGCGTAGAATTCAAACTATACGGGCGAATGCTATGAAGATGGCTCATAACTGGAAACACGAATATCCTGAAGGGACTCCATTAGATTATATTTGTGATGATATTATCGAATGTTGGGAAAGAAATGCAAAAGTAGGCATCTTTAGTGGCATAGATAAGAAACAGGATATCAAAATTGATAATCCGAAAGGAGATGATAATGAGTAAGACACTTAATCCAACATCCTGGTTTGGTACGCCAGAAGAAAAAGAACGAGCAGTTGCTAGGCGAATTACGGATGAAAAAGAACAAGCAATTGCACTTGAAGAAATAAACTTTAAGTACGGACATACTGACCAACATACTTATGATAAGAATATGGCAACACACAACGGTGAAGAATATATTCGAGTGATTGGTATGGAATTAGACAAAGACAAACCAGGACAAGGTTTCTTTGAGTTAGATTTCAATGATAATTTTGTAGAATATCTAGCAAAGGCTGGTTATGATGGGCTAGAACAAGACCAAATCGTAGATAATTGGTTCAGTGATTTGTGTAAGAACATTGTACTGAATGATTTAGAAGACGAAGAAGGTATTAGAAGAAGTGTACAGTCTGATAGTAAAGAAGGCCTAATCATCAGTAAGATTAAAACTGACAAAGATACTTCCGAATATTATTAAAACTTGACCAATTTCTCAAGTTATGATATAATGGTAGTAACTTAAATATAGAGAGAGAAACATATGGCAACATTCATTCTAGTCGATTCGTTTAATATGTATCATAGAGCAAAGCACGTAGCAATGCGTGGTGCTAGTATTGATATGAAAATTGGTATGGCATATCATATTATGCTTAGTAGTGTAAAACTATGTTATAACAAATTCAATGCAGACCATGCCGTGTTCTGCCTAGAGGGTCGCAGTTGGCGTAAAGACTTCTATGAACCTTATAAAAAGAATAGACAAGTCGCCCGTATGGCTAAGAGTGTCAGAGAACAAGAAGAAGACCAAATTATGTTTGATTCTTACGCAGATATGGTAGAGTTCTTAGATACAAAAACTAATGTAACGATGTTACGAAATCCAGAAGCAGAAGCAGACGATATGATTGCTTTGTTTATTGCGGCACATCCAAATGATAATCATATTATCGTATCAAGCGATAGTGATTACTTTCAACTTATCACAGACAATGTAACTATGTATGATGGTGTACAAAATCGTATCATTACTAAAGATGGTTTCTTTAAAGATGATAAGAATATGACTCCTATCAAAGAGAAGAAGACTGGTGAAATCAAAGAGAAAGTAGACCCAGAGTGGGCATTGTTTGAGAAGTGTGTGCGTGGTGATACATCAGATAACATCTTTAGTGCATATCCTGGTTGTCGTAAGAAAGGTACTAAGAACAAAATTGGTATGTTAGAAGCATACGCAGACAGAGATACTGGTGGGTTCAATTGGAATAACTTTATGTTACAACGCTGGACTGACCATAATGGCGTAGAACATACTGTGCGTGATGATTATGAACGCAATGTTAAATTGGTAGACTTAACTGCTCAACCACACGACCTTAAAGTAAAGTTTATTGAAACTATTGCAGAGAATAGTATTCCTAAGACTAATGCTGGTGTTGGTATGAACTTCTTAAAGTTCTGTGGCATACACGATTTACAAAATCTTGCTAAGTCGCCTGACGAACTTGCGAAAATACTCAACAATCCGTATCCTGTATAATGCATTATATATTTGATGTAGATGGCACTCTTACACCGAGTAGAGATAGAATAGACGAAGACTTTAGACTATGGTTTTTAGACTTTGTTGAATATCATAATGTTTACTTAGTTACAGGAAGTGACCAAAGCAAAACAGTAGAACAAATAGGGGAAGAACTATTTGCTAAAGTAGAATGTGTATATAATTCATCAGGCAATACTAAACATAAGAATGGTGTATGTGTATTCAATACTAAAGATTTAGAATTGCCAAGAGATGCATATGCATTCTTACTAAAGAAATCGATTAGTACTGACTTTGATATTGCTACTGGAAATCATTTTGAATCCAGACCAGGATTATTAAACTTTAGTATTGTTGGTAGAAATGCTAATAGAGTACAACGAAAGAAATATGTTAAGTTTGATAATTCAACTAATGAAAGACGACTTATTTCTGATGAATTTAATAAAAAGTTTACTAAGAAATTAGGTCTAGTTTCACAAGTTGCAGGCGAAACAGGACTAGACATTATTGAGATGGGAAAAGATAAAGCACAAATATTAAAAGATTTTACATTCCAAGACGAACTAATGTTCTTTGGTGATAACATTCAACCAGGTGGCAATGATTATGGAATTGCACAAGCAATTAAATATGCACCGTATAAATATTCAGAGTGTCATAATGTAAAGAATTGGAAAGAAACTTGGAAGATACTTAAGAAAATATGATATACACTACAGAAATAGTTAAAGATAAGTTTTGGATTGTAGAGAATTCAGGAGTTAAAATAGGAACAATACGTTTCTGTTCGTCTGATGATTTTGAATTGACTATAAAAGAAGACAGTGTTAATGAACATCTATCGTTATCAGAACTTATTAATCGTTATGGTGAAAAGATACTAATACCTAAAGAAACTACAGTAAACATAATTGATAGAACTGACACTAGGGGCGGATGGCACACTTCTTTAGCAGATATAGAAGGATATCCATCTAAGCATCTAGTTTACAATGTAGAAATAATAGAGAAGAACGGAAAACAATTTTACACATATACCAAGAGCAAGACTAGTAGTGTAAGATATGCCGCAGGATATTACGGAGTAAAATACCCTGCTGGTTGGAGATGGTTCTATGGCGGAAAACTTGAAACTTTAGATACCTACGAGTTCATTGGTCCATTCAAATCTAAATCAGCAATGGATATCGAAACAAAGTTAGCGACTAAACGTGATGAATTATAAACATTTAAAAAACCTATTAGCGACTATCAAACAAGCGAATATAAGAGGCGACAACAAAATAACACTGCCTATAAAAGAGGCAAATGAAATTCAGAATGATATTGCCTTACTGTTATTAGAACTTAAAACTAAAGATTCGACAGAAGAAAAGACAATCGACGGCGGTAAATTCGACTAATATATCAATTATATCAGCATATAATACATAAAATTTGATAAATAAGAGTATAACAAATAATAAGGATACTCTTATGGCTAGACCTAAACCTATAATAATCTTAGAACATACCGATAATCAAACTTATCGGAGTGAACAAGTTCTCAAGGCAACAGCCGTGTATTCCGTGTTTCATAAAGGGGAAGCAATCAATCTTCGTAGTCTTAACTCACTCGTAAACTTTCCTGGACCAAAATATAAGAAGGTGTCATTCAGTAACCCAGGACACGCAATCAATCTAGCACAGCGATTGAATAAGTTATTCAGATGCGATGATTTCGAAGTATATATACTCACAAAGGGTGATAAATTAGAGTTGTAACTGTGGACAAGAAAGAGTTAATAAGTTATATTAACAAACACACAACTGGAAAAACAGCAGGCAGAAAAGAAATCACTATTACTGATATCTTTATCAGTGCCCAGCCTGACACAGGATTTAGAGTATCACCTCTTGGCAGAGATATTCTCAAAAAACATTTCAAAACATATAAGATAGAACTGAAGTTAGGTTTAGACACTATGCATCAACATAGAAAAAATGCAATAGGAACTGGTCATCAAATACTCACACTCGATAAGTATCTTAATACGCCATATTATCTAAGAAAGTCAACATTAGTTTTATTTGAAGAAGTGCCTGCCGCAGAGTTATTAATGCTTGATGGAGACATAAACCTCTGGGTACAAAATAAAACATTTTATAATACCTAAAAAACTTGACAAAACCCCGAATCGTGCTATAATACTTGTATAGATAATCAAAAAGGGTAACAAATGTCAGTAAATTTCAAAGAATTTTCACGCTTTTTCAACCAATCAGCAAACCTAGAAGAAAACAAACTTTCAGATGGCACTATCAACTGGAGTTTTGTTGATGCGGACTGCTGTCTTTCTGGGTGGAACACTAAGATTGGCGATGAATACTTAGATATCTTTGATAAGATGGTAGAAGATTTTATCCTAGATGATGCAGGTGAAAAATTAGAAGTATTGAAAAGGGAATATCTGGGTCAATAAGTCAAAAACTTGACAAATCCAGAATCAGTGTTACAATAATAGTATATTAAATAGAGAGGTTAATTTATGAATAAAGTATCAACAAACGATTTAGATGTGAGAGTAGTTCGTCCTAGTGATGTTCGTGCTGAAATCAACTATGCTATGAACCGAAAGCGTCCTGTGTTTATTTGGGGACCTCCTGGTGTTGGTAAATCAGAGATAGTAGACAGTATTACACAAGAACGCTCTGGTTTTATGATTGACCTTCGTCTTGCTCTTATGGAGCCTACAGATTTACGAGGTATTCCATACTTCAATGAGAAGAATGGTACTATGGAATGGGCCACACCTTCAGATTTGCCTAGCCAAGAACTTGCTGACCAGTATGAAAGTGTTGTTCTTTTCTTAGATGAAATGAACCAAGCACCACAATCAGTTCAAGCCGCGGCTTATCAGTTAATTCTAAACCGTCGTTTAGGTTCTTATGTACTACCTGACAATGTGTTAATCGTTGCGGCTGGTAACAGAGAGAGTGATAGAGGTGTTGCATATCGTATG